TGATGGCACGGGTGGTTTCAAAAAGCGAGGCGGTAGCCGTTGGCGCGTTAGTAGTCGCCGCACCGAATACATCCGACCGACAACGTGTAAGCGTAAAGTCAGCAGTGTCGGTCAAAACGATGTTAGTCAAGTTGGCGCCAGTAATTCGCCGCACCACGCGCACATCCGTGAGCGATCCACCGCCATAACTAGTGGAAATTGCCAGCGGGGTGTGGGCAACCGTGTCAACAACTCCAACGCCGACATTGTTCAGCGTCACCGTAGTTCCGGTATTGCTGAATGCCCCAAGAATGCCACCAAAGCCGCTATCGCTGATGTCAATTTCAAACGCTGCTGATGTGGCTGGCAACCAGTTGCAAGACACATGATCCATGATGACCGAACCGGCAGCGGTGGTCGTGAAGCCGTATCGGAACGTGCTGCTCGTTGGAATGTTGTTCGCCGCGTAGTTGGCCGATGTCGCCTGCGACATGATGATGTTGGGAATTCTGACCTTGCAGCCGCTGGCGGGTTTCAATCCAGCCGTGTTGCCAGTGCGTGCGGCGATGGTGATAACGCCCGTGGTGGCGTCCATTCCAAAGTATTTACCGCGAGCATCACCCGTTGCCACTGCGCCGTCCAGCCATCGAGCGCCAGCGTTCAACCAGATTTCATAGACGCCCGACGATGCAGCAGTCTCAATCCAGATCGCTGGGCATTGGTCGGCCACCGGGAATTGGAAGGTCTGATCGTCTGTGCCGTCTGTCTCGCCAATCTCGTACCAGTCGCCCGTAGCCTCAAACGTGCCAAGGCGCGGAATAGTCAGACGGCCACCAGTACCCGTGGTGACGCCTAAACCGACTACATGAATCCACGACCGCTTGCCAGCACCAGACGCCGTGACTGTAGCGCCACCCGGCAGCGTGATCGTCTCACCGTTCTGGAAGGTGCCAGTCTTTGACCGCAGTTTGATGAAGCCCGTCGCGGGCATCGATCCGCCTGCCGCTTCAGGAGTAAGCGAACCAGTCGCCCAGACGCGAGTCAATTCACCCGTCGCGCCCGATGTGCCACCCGTAACTCCGTTGCTGCCAAGTGCAGCCTGCGTCGGCACGTTGCCAGACGATGCGCTAAACGGCACTTCCCAAATCTCGGTTCCGTCGAGCAAGAACGACCCGCCAAGGGACGATGACAGCGTAACCGCGCCAAACACCGCAGCCTGCTGGTTCCAGCGAACGTCGGCATTTACAGTGACCGAGCCGCCGTTAATCGTTATCGACTCGCCGTTGTTCAAGCCGCTGATGGCGGCGCTGTCATAGTTGACAACGGTGGTGACAGTTTGTGCGGTCATTTACTAGACCCCAGTCAACGTTTGGAACAACCCATAGGTCAGCGTAGTTTTGTTTGTCCACGCCGTCGCATAGGTCGTTACCCCAGCGTTGTTTGACAGGTTTGCATAACGCATCTCGCCCGTGCTGCCAGTGTATTTCTGCACCAGCCAAGTCCCATCAGATTTCGCTTTACCAAGATATAAAGGGTCGCCATCAAGGAAGTCGTTAAGCGCATAAAAATCAAAAACGCCGCCACCACCTCCTCCGCCCCCACCCGTAGTGGGTAGCGGATTTCCAGAGTTGATAGGATTCCCGATTTCATCAAGTAACGAAGTACGGAAATCAACTATGCCAGTCATTTACAATCCCTGAAGAAAGGCTTTGTGCTTGGCAAGAACTTCTTCTTTGGCCTTCAACGCCGCGCTCTTCGCTGCCTCAGCCTCGGCAAGCGCCTTCACAAGCGCAGCCTCCTTGGCCTTCAGTTCGCTCTCAATCTTTTCGAGACGAACCTCGCGAACGTCTACATCCAAGTTGCGCGACTCAGCCTTCTTCACAAGGGCATTCGCCTTGTCAACAGCCTGCTTCGCTTCATTGTTCAACTTGTTTGCAGAGTCTCGAGCAGCAGACACTACCGCAGACGCTTCAGCCTGGGCCTTGCGAAGAGCCTCCGCAGCAAGCCTGTTCAACTCGTCTGCCTTGTCTTTCGCTGCCTTGGCTGCGTCAGCCGCCTCTTTCCGCAAGCGCAAAACTTCATCTACGTGACCCACAGCGTCTACGTACTTCTGGTTCTTCGCAACAGCGTCTTGAAGCTCTTTGATCTTTTCTTCGTAAAGCTTCGGGTTTGACACCAAAGCCAAAAGATTGAAAAGTTGCTCTGATCCATTGGATACAGAGCCAGTAATATCTCTTGAAATCACGAGATACCTCCACCGCCAGACTGCAAGATAGTCAGCTTGGCGCTGCCCGTACCAGAATTGGAAATGATCCGGATCGCAGAAACCGGGTACGCAATGTTCGAGTCAGCCGACGCCGTCAGCGAAGTCAAACTCGGATGATTGCGCCAGTCCCCAGTCGCCGGGTCGTACCCAGAAGCGTACACATCGTCAAACGTGTACTGAACAGTGCAGTTCTCCGTACCGCTAATCAATACCGCAAGCGATATGTTGGTCGGGGAAATGTACCGGTCCATCGGGCAGGGCAGAGAAACCTCTGTCCCAGTTACCGTAAAATAAACAGGGCGCATCGCAGCCTCCTAAAGGTCAGAGCTAAGCCCCACCCACTTACAGCGTGATGCTACGGTACAAACCAATGTACGCAGTGGTCGAACCCACCATCACAGGGATGTAACCCAACTGCGCCGACACCAAGCCCGACACCGCGCTGCCACTCGTCAGCTTGGTCGTGCCAATCGTCAACGAAGTCGAAACCAGGTTCGTGATCGTGGCAGACGCCACCGTAAGAACCGTACCGGAGAAGCCGTTGTCCGAGTTTACCGGACCAGAAAATCGCGTGTTCGCCATTGCAATATCCTCATGCACGAGTCGCCCATTAGTCTGTGCATCGTCCGCTAGGCCGGTCTAATGGGCTGGTTACGCCTAGAATCAAATCGCCTTTGCTTTGGACTTCCTCTTCGCTAGCATCTTCTCTCTAAACTCAGGATCTGCCCAACGCTTCCTCAACAACTCAGCTTTCGCTGCGCGAACCTCTGGCGTATTGTGCGCCTTCGCATACTCCCCTGCTTTCTTACGAGCGTCTTCACTCTCGTAATATGCCCTAGACTTCTTAGAAGCCTCAGCACGGCGCTCCGGAGTCGATTTCGCGGCCTTGATGGCTAATCTAATCTTATCGCCATGCTTTGTCCATACCTTTTTAGAAGCCTCGCTCTTGCGCTGCTTCTCCTCCGGACGAGCATGCGCCTCCGCTCGAGACGCAGCCTGCTTGGAACGGTACTCGTCCGACTCCCAGTTCGTGCGCATGGCTACGCTGATCTTGTTGCGAACTTGCTCAGTGCGGCTTTTCAGAATGGCTTCGCGAAGACGGGCGCGGTAGGCGGGGTCGTTTTTTAATTTGCTTTGAGAGTCAAGAATCCGCTTTCTATGCTCTGGGTTTTGCCACGCCTTCTTTATGATCTTGGTCATCATTTCTCGCCACTCTGGCGTTGAGCATTGCTCTCGCTTTTTGCGTAAGCGTTCTTCGCTGTATTTAAGCCCTGCCGTGCCTTGACCGCCTCCGGTTAAATTGCAAAGAGAACCAGTGCGCAAGTCTCGCCGCCCGTACTGAGCAATCAAATCACGCTCCATAGCAAAAGCGTCTTCTTCGTCTTCCATGTACGCGGCAATCGTAATTTGCGGAACAAGCCCCGCTGCCCGGATTTTGTCCAGAACGCTCTGCAAAAACGGATTAACGCACCGGCGTTCCCAGTGATAACTGGCGCGGTCTAAGTCTACGGTGCCTTTGCCAACGTAGATGGGCTGAAGCCCTTTCCCCGGACGGGGATCAAGATAAACGTACACATAAAACTTGCCCGGCTGCTGCATGATAGTCTCCTGTTTCAAAGTAGGATACCATCATACAGAGCCGGGCAAGGATTTGTCTAGAGAAAAAATCCCTTACAAATCAAGGCTCAAACGCCCGGCGTGCCGAACAAAGTGCGTGGATCCGTAAATCCAACGGCATATCGCTCTGTCGATTTAAAGCGGGTGCTGTCAGTCTCGAAGTCGCCTTCCATGGACTTCTCCAGACCACGACGCATCATCAGCTTGAGGCCTTCCGGCGCGTCCGTCTTCACCCACCAAGCGGTGGTTGAGGTAAGACGCGAGAGGTTAGCCTGACCGCCAGCGAGGAGGCCCATCGACTTCACCGGGTTGATGTCGTTGTCGGCCGTGCCGGTGCGGAGGACGCTCTTGAGGAGCACCTCAGCCTGGAACACGTTCGACGGCGACACAACCAGCTTCTCCGGGTTCAGACGGATACGCTTGCCGTTGTTGTCAACAGCGTTGCGGATCTGAATGAGCATCTGCTCGAGCGACGTCTGGGACAGCGCGGCTGCGCTGGCCAGCTGGTTGCTGAACGAGCCCGAAGCAATCGGGTGAGCCGTGTTGATCAGCGTCACGCCGTCGCCACCGTTGTAGCCGGGGGTGAAGGCGCGGTTGAGCACGTTGGCGCAGAGGGTTTCCTTCGTCTCGATCAGCGACTGCGCCAAGTGCTTGGCGTAGGTCTGGCCGATACGGATGTGGTCACCATCTTCCACGAGCACCTTCGTCAGCGCGAATGCAAGGCCGTAGACCTTGTAGACATAACGCTGGAGGAAGAGCACGCCACCGGCCTGATACGTGACCGGCATGCCGTCCGGAAGTTCCGGAGCAGCGCCGAACCCGTAGAGCACCGGCTCTTCGTGGTAGTTGCGGGGAATGCCCTGCTGCTGAACGAAGACTTGCTTCCACTCGTCAGCACGCTGGTCATAAACGCCATCGAAAGCCTCATTGAGAATCGGCTCAACAATGGAACGAAAGTCAGTACTACGCATTGGGACTGCCATGTTCTAGTCCTCCTTAGAATGCAGCCTTATCAGCGACGAACTGGTGCTCGCTGATCTGGACCTGAACGATGGTGTAAGCGTCACCCCAAGCATTGTTGATCTCGGGAGCGAGATTCACGATGCGAAGGATTTCGTTGCCCGAGGTCGTCTTCTGAGCAACATCGAGCATGGCCGCAGAAAGGCCAGTCACGGTGCTGCCAGCAGTGACGCTTGCGAAGTCGGCCTGAGCGCCGATGTCCGTGACCACAAGCGAGTCGTTCGCCTGGATCTCGTACACAATCGCCGGGTCGGTGGTGACATAAGCAACGATGTCCGTGGCGGCGGTCGAAGCCGTCCACTTGTTGCTTACGCGGCGACGGCCATCGGAGTCGGTGAATTCGACGCCCATGAACGTACCTACGATAGCGGCCTCGGTGGCGGCAGCGGCTTCAACAGTACCGCTAGCGCCGATCTTGACCGGCTGGAATTGAAGAATGTTGGCGTTGTAGCCCGACTCAATAGTCATCGCGACCGGACGAATAAGCCCACTCGGATGAAAAGCCGGACGCAGGCCAAACGGTGCACTGGTCGAAGGCATTTGTTAAATCCTCATAAAACGTGACTGCCAATTACCACTCTTGCGGAGCGCGTACCTTGGCGGATTCCCGAATTGCCGACATGCCGTCACCTTCGACCAACTTAGACCCAGCACGCTCGGCCTGCTCGCGCATGGCCTCGTTACTGCTGAGCAGCCGCTCTTCTTCCTGATTGGGTGCATCGTAGTGCACCGCGTGCATGTACTTCTTGTACAGCGAAATCGGAAGCTTGAAAGCAAGCATCTCGTTGACTCCAATGAACCCCTGCCATTCGCCAGTCTTGATCGAAGCATATTCCCAGCCGGGAACATCTTCGGGTTTAATCGGCTCATATCCCAGCCGAATGCGTGCGTGGATCGAATCTCGTGGGTTCGTGGTGGTCAACCAGCAAGTGTGGTAACCCGGAAGTTTCGGCAAATCAGGCAACGCGGCCTGAATAAATTGCTGTCGAAACATCTCGACTCGTGCGTCATCAGAGAGTTCACGACTCTCAGTTGCTGCGCGATCATACGCAGCTCTGGTTTCACGCCCTTCGCCAAGAACTTTCTTCAGTCTTTCGTCGCTCATATAACTCGCTCCCTTATTTAGCGAGAAGAATTGTTACGATCATATTCAGCATAACGCTTAATGTAGCGTTGACGCAAGTCCGGGTTATCCCAGACGCCTGCGTCGATGAGCGCCTGCTTGCGCTCAGGGCTGATATACACCTCTTTGCGGGTAGACGGGGCAGCGTATTCACGCTTCCCGCCAACCGGCGGACCTTTACGAGTAGCCGCTGCCTTGGGGGCAGGCTTTTCCGTTTCCATGCTGGGTTCCTCTCCGTAACGATGGGGAAGCCGCCGAGCCACCCGGTTGTCCAACTCAATCCAATAATCTTCCGTAGCCGGGTCGAACCCTTCCGAAGCCAGACGCTGGTCGATGACCTTCACAATCGCTGAGTCTTCATCCTTGCCAGACGGGTCGTACCAGTTGTTGGCTTCTACCCATTCCTTAGCGTACGCAGCCACTCGCGGGTCCTTGCCGGGCTTCTCTGATTGGCGCGGCTTTTCCGCCTGCTCCTTCTCCGCCCGAAGCAGACGAGCACGCTCGAGAGCCTGATCGCGGATCTGCAACGCCTTGGTGACGTCTTCACCTTGGCCCTGCTCGATGGCCTTCGCCATGATCCGCTCAGCAAGTTGCGCTTCGTTCAGCGCCTCGCTCAGCTTCTGGTCCACCGCGTTGACATTAAACTTGCTAGTCTGCTGTTCGACGCTGGCCAAGCGGCGCTTGAACTCTTCGTTCTCCGCACGCAAGAACGCCAACTCGCGCTCCTTGTGCTCAATCGCAGCCTTACGACGGAACTTGCGGTTCTGCCGCTGGGCACGCTTCTCTTCCGGAGTCAGCGCACGCTTGCCCTTCGGAGACTCTTCATCTTCAGAAGAATCCGCATCGGCAAGACGCTCATCGCCCTCGTCTTCATCTTCAGCCGCAACCTCTGCCTCAACAGCTTCAGCACTGGCCTCCTCAGGCGGCGTTTCGGTAATGACGTACTCCTCGGTCTCGGGAGTCTCGTCGTTTTCAACTAACTGGTCTTTTTCAGACATAAGTCACCTCTTCGACGTTAGTGTCAAATGAACGCTTTAATGGCGAGGGGGTCACCCACCACACCACCAACGATGTCCAGATCGTTGAAGATCACGAACAGGGCTTCTTCTTCCCCGTCCTTACCATGCGGTACCTTCCAACGATCTCCGCCGTACTTGGGCACCCGGACAAATTCGCCAGGCTTGCACCAATTACCTTCCGGCCAGGACTCCATCGTATTGCGATTCTTGAACGCCAACGGTCCAAGAGTGACTACCTTTGCGATCTGGGTATTCCAGATCTCAGTCTCACGAGTCTCGTTGTGCAGAATAATTCCGCCAGCAGAAGTCTTCTTTGCTGAACGAATCTGCACCAGAACTCGAGATCCAAACGGAACCAATCCCGGCTCTACACTAGGAAAAGCCTCATCCAATGCTGACATTTAGAAATCCTCTCCGTCTTCTTCTTCCTGCTTGAGAAGACGATCAATGTAAGTTAACGCGGCCTGCAACCCGGCGTAAGTGCCCACTGCCTTGCCATATTCAAACGAAGCATCCTTACCTTCCAGTTGCCGCTTCATCGCATCGTGTGCAACGCGAGCCTTGGCCAACTCCAATTCGTCAATGATGCGTTCAATCATGCGTTTTGTTTACCCTTGCTAATGATGGCGGGCGTTGCCTTGGGATCGCCCTTGACTCCCTTTGAACCCATGTCCAAACCCTTCGGGGCGCTGCCCGGCATCTTCTGCCCGTCAACCTTAGCGCCCATCGCCAGCATCTTGTGCTGATTCACGTAATCGTTTGCCATATATCACTCCTACGGGTTAATACCCGTGCCCGTTGAAACACCAACCTTTTCACCCGTGAGAACTTCCGCAGCAGCGATGTCCTTCGCCGTCTGGTTGTCCTCGCGGTTCGTAAGCATCTTGACCTGAAGCTCAGCAGCCTGACGCTCGTCCAAGCGATCCTGCTTGAGCACTTCACGCTGCGCTGCCTGCTGCATCTTCGCTGTCTGCTCTTGCGAACCAGACTGCACCTTCTGCGCCTCAAGCTGCAACTCGGCCTGCTTGACCTGAAGCAACCCTTGATCCGCAGCAGCCTTGCGCTGCGTCTCTGCCATCTGCGCCGCCGTCTTCGGATCTTGCGGTCCCATGCCCTGCATCTGCTGCATGACCTGCATCGCTTGCTGAACGATCTGCGGGATCGCGCTGAACGCCTTTGCCGCATCCGGAACTACGCGCTGAGATGCCGCAGCCAGCATCTGGTCAAAGCTGCGCTTCAATTCCGAACTGCCCTTTTCGCGCTGGACTTCCGAAATGTCCCGACCCATCGCGCTAGAGGCAACTTCAAAGACATGATTCGCATACCAAAGAGCGATATGCTCTTTGAGATGGTTAAGAATGACAGGAATGTATGTCCCCGACATGAGGAAACCGCCACCCAGTACGGGGCTAGTGAGATAGTCCAAGTGGACCTGGATGTGCGCAAGGTGATCCTGTTCCGGGAACGCCGATAGTGGACGCCCAAGAGTTGCAGCAATGTTTTCATTAACGGCATTCATCTCCTTCGGCTTCGGAGCAGGAACCAACAAATCCTTGGCATTCGGAATCTTCAACTGATCAAGGATGCGCTCTTCAACTTTGCGCAAATCGTAAATCTGCGGCAAAGCAATCGCACGCTGAGCAAGAGCCTGAACCTGAGCGTAACGCTGGGCTTCGCTGAAAATGTTCGGGTCCGAAACCGGAACCACATCCATCGGACCTTCAAAGTCAGAACGGCGAACAATCAACTCGCCAAGCTCTTCCTTGACCTCTTCGTCCTCCAAGTACATCGCGTTCAAACGATGCAGAACCTTCAGCGTGCGACCCATCGCATCATGCAATCGCGCATGAATCGCACTGAATACCATCATCCCCTGCTCAATACGCGAGAGCTGCGTACCAACCGGGACGTTGGCGTTGCTGTCGGTGATGTTCTCCATCGTGGTGCGAACCACGCCCTTGCCAGACTCAATCAAAAAGCCCAGCAATCGGAACAACGTCTCAGAAGGCTGGTTGAACGGCAACGGCATCGCAATCTTTCGGATGTCATCCGAAAACGCGCCGCCCTCAATCTCCTTAACCTCGGTCGGATCAATGCGCTCAGACTGCCCGCCCTCACGACCGCCCTTCAGCTTCAGCATTCCAGGAAAGTTCGCAATGTGCGCAGAATCCAACAGCGCCCGAAGAGCACCCGTAGCCGCAGCAGACAATCCGCCAATCATCTGCGGAATGCCAATCGGGTACGCACCACGCCACGGAACAAACGGGAACTCAATGATCCACTGCATCTCCTCAAGCGTGTCGTCTTCCTCACGCCAGTTGCGATAGATGCTGAGAACCTTACCCGTCGTCTTGTCCAGAGAAACAATGTACGGAGCCAGCCCGTACTCGTCTTCTATGTCAGAAATGACATAGATTTCAAAGATCGTGCGCAGCCCGTCAACGTCGTACGCGCTGCTGTCGCGACCCTCGATCTTGTTGTTTGCCTTCTCAGCCTTCGAGACATCCGGCTCCATCGTCGTCGGAGCCAAGTCAACATCCCGATACATCCCAGAGCGAATCCGCTGCCGGTACTCAATCTCCGTCACGTACTGAACGTGCGTCTTGCGCTCGGCCGAATAAAAGTTCGTTGCCGCGTACGGCAGGTAAATGTCGTCAATACCAATGAACAGCGGAACCGGACGGCGCTTGCCAGAGTCCCAACTCAACTTCAAATACTGCGCACCACCCAGCGGGACCTGAGTCAGTAATTGCTCCAACTCCGCACGGAACTCCGGCATCTGCTGCGTCAACTGCCAGTTCATGTACTGGCTCTTGCGCGATGCCTTCGTCACCTTGTCCGCAGTCGGCTCCCCAACAATGTAGTCCTTTACCGGACCCGCAGCCGGGAAAAGCTCCTTAATAGCTCGGGCAGAGAAGTCCACGCAAACCTCAGTAAGCATGGGGTGCACAACCCGACTTGCACCCTGAAATTGAGCGCCGCCTGGTGCATCATCTCCAAGTCCCGTACGCCGGATTCCCTCTTCATACTGCTCATCACGCTTCTTACGCGCTTCCTTGTCCTTGGACACCAAACCCAACAAACTCTGGGCCAAGTCGTCCATCTCCCCCTCAGGCAGCGTCTCCGCTAAGTTAGAGTAAAACTCCAACTCAACAGACTCCTCGGACTCCTCTTCAAAACGAACAATCGCCCCGCCGTCCTCAGTGTCCTCAATCTCAGACACCTCATCAGGGAGTTCAAACATCTCACCAAGGTCTTCCTTCGCTTCATCCAAATCATTCGGCTCAGATGCCATATGGATTTCCCCTCGGACGCTCGTTCACAATTAGTCGCGGCTGTACCGGCTTAGGTTTACTCACGCTTATCATATCCCTGTCCGCTAGGAAACGTAATCCCTGCGTGCAAGCATCCATCAAATCATCGTGTTTGATCGTCCCCTCCCCCGAAAACGAACACAATTGGTACAAAAGCGGCTCCGCCCATGATCTAACCTGCCCGGAACGCTTCTCACTCTCCACAAACCACACCATCCCACTGGCAAATAAGTGACTCACCATGTGCAATCGGGTCAACTTAGATGCCTTCCCAGGGTTATACGCATGCGCCAGAATCCCCTCCCTAGAGAGCATCTGACGGAGAGAAATCCCGCTGCCCTTGTCCTCAATCACTATCGTATCGGGCTTCCGACCCGTGTTAATCATCCGCGAAGGACCGTACATCGGCTTGATAATCGGCTTCTGATCGTCCTCCCCGTAGTAAACCTCCATCTCCCGCTTCACCTTCTTGATCAACTCCGGCATCCCCAGCCGGTCTTCCCAACAATCCAGCAAAATAATGTTCGGTTTCTCGTTCTCGTAGAACAATCCCAACACCACACACGCACTCGGGTCCGAATCGGACGTCTTTTTGTCCCTCGTCTGCTCCGTAAATGCCGTGTCCAAGCTCATCACAATGTGCTCAAGCGCCGGTAACGGCTTCTTCGCCGGCCAGAGCTTCACCCAATTGCGCTTGATAATCCCCTGCTCCTCAGGATTTAACACCTCCGCGTGGATTTCCTGTCTTCCAAGCGTCGTGCCCTCAAATTTCAACAACTGCTGCTGAAAAGTCGGAGCCAAATTCGCAATGTTCTCGTACGTGCTCGCCCTCGTAACGTGCACATCCGCCCCATCACGCGCAATCAAGTCACGAATCAACGCCTTCGGCTTCGGAGTCGTCGTCGCTACAATCCTCGGACGTTTCCCCAATCGAAGCGCGAACATAATCATGTCCCACGCCTCCTGATCGTACTGCCAAGCTGCTAACTCATCGCAATTATGCACCACGACTCCGCCTGCAACGTACTCGTTTACCTGATCAACTGTCAGGTTATAAACCGGCTCCCGCGTCTTTAACCTTTCGACGGCGCTGATTTTTGCCGTGATAGCGAACGGCGCAGGGCCTTGAGCAGAACCTTGCGTTTGCGCGCTTGGTTTCGTACTGTTTTCCGCAGGTATTACAGGACTGAACTGTAATGGGTCGATCCGCCCGATACCGGCGAGTAGCGGCTTTCTGATTGCAAGACTCGCAGCAATACTTCTGAGTTCGCTTAACGGCTTCGTAAGGGCTTTTACACTCTTCGCACTTGCGCTCTTCAGGCTGGAAAGCATTTGCTCTCCACTTCTCCATGCACTTTGCAGAACAGAACTCACGAGTTTTGTGCATGGATTTGCTTTCAAACTGCGTACCGCACTGCACGCAAGCTTTTGAATCCAACTCCAACTCTTGCCACATGCGCACAAAAGTTGCTGAAGCAGCTTGCTTCTGCTTATCAGACGTTGGTCTGCCTGCTGAATGATAGCTGTGATGCTCAGAACGACGCATAAGCACCAAGTTCGTAATGTCGTTGTTAGCCGGGTCGTGATCGGCGTGATGCACAACGTAGCCGGGCGGAATAGCTCCGTGGCTTTGCTCGTAAACGTGTCGATGAAGGTACTGCTTCTTACCGTTTCGGTAGTACCCGTCTTTGCGCTTACGCCATATTTTCCCGCCAAACTCAATGGTATCCATAGCTCATCTCCTACTCTGACGCTTTCAGCCGGGACCCATCCCCGGCCTGCAATCAGTATCGGATGATCTGCGGTACATGTCAAGTTCGTCGTGCCATAACTGATACGGTACAGCGGTGCGGGGTTCTGGCTCAAGCCCGATGCCGTGACTGCGTGCGGCCCAAATCGCGTTTGAACTACATCACCTACTTGGATCTTCTCGATGGGCTTCTCGCTACCGTCTGCCATCAAGACCGGAGTTCCAGCAGGGTGACACCAAGCACCATGCCATTGACCACCGCGCAGCCGGTCGGGAGTCTCCGCTGAAATGCCTTTGATTAGCGAGCCGTTCTTCAGAATAATTTCCGATAGCGACCGGTTGTATTCCGATACAACACGCTCCGGCATCACCTGAATTAACCCAGAATCACCCTCAAAACACGTATCGCGAATGTCCGCTGCCGTTGGTGCACACACCAACCAGCGCGTCTCCGGCGTTTTGTACGCCTGCCACCACACCCATTCCGCTGCTGCGCGTGTATTGTGCGTTGGAATCATGGCCTCCCCGGCCAAATACAACCGCGAAGCACTATCCACCGTAATGCACCGCACAGTGGATGGCTGAATGCGCTCAATCGACACAATCATCCGATGCCCGTGCTTGAACGCTTGCGCTTCGGGGGCTGCTAATTGATTCACTTTGCGCGGCAACGAGAACGGGTTAAACCGATTCCACCGCCATGTCACGCGATATTTCTCACCACAATCACGACCGTACAACATGGCGCGGCTTTCTTTAAAAGTCGGCTTCTCACCCAATGACACCGCTAACTCATACACCGCTTCAGCCAATGCGCGATTGGTATTGCAAAACTCCGCAGCCTTTGAAGACTGATACCCATCGGTGTCCATTAACCCGCGCAACAACGCTAAACGCTGCTCAATCGACGCACGAAGATATTGGCTTGGAACATGCTTGTTTTTAAAAACGCCTAGTTCTTTAAGCTGCGCGGCAAGCCCCTGAATGCGCAAACTCCACGTATTACCCTGATCGTGCTTTCTCGACGTTTCGTAACCCAGCGACTGAATATGCGCCTCAGCAAACGGCAAATCGTCAATGTGTGACCAAATCACTTGGTCCTTAGATGCGCCATCACCTAGCCACACACCCAACAAATATGGGTCAATCAGCAGATCCTTCTCAGGAAGATTTAACGGCTGTGCGGTCGGAATGCAGTGGTTTAAATCACCCCTGCTACTGTGCGTAAAAGACCCAATCAACTGCTCAGTCGTCAACGTCTCAGCCCCAACCTCCCCAGTGACGTTGCCGTGGCAATCAGTCAACACATGCCGGTATGTCGCCCAATCGTCCGGAACCCTGGAAATCCCATGCCGCGTCATCTGCTTTCGCGCACGATGCGTCAAAGTCGTCCACAAATGCTCTGCGTCCGCATCAATCGTTGAGCCATCCGAAAACGTCAACCGATACATCGCAGCAGGAATATACGGCTCATGCGATTTCACTACAGTGCACGCAGCTCCTTGCTCGTCAAACACCACATCGCCATCTCGAAGATCACCCATGCGCGTCCAGCCCGTTGCCGTCGCAACAGGCGTATCCACACAAAGCGCTTTACCCGCTCCGCGTCCCGCCAGTAACAACCACACCGTCCACTCACCCTTCGGCGGCTTCTGGTGCTTGTGACGCTGATTCACCCACCTCAACCGGTTCTCATACGCTATCAAATCCTCCGTCGGAAGCTTGTTCAGCTCCCTAATCAAAGGATCGTTAAAGTCAATCGCAGCCGGGGGAGGGGGAGGGGTCCCCGGTGACTGGCTACTTGCGCTTGGCAGTTTTAGCTGAGTCACGGAATGCCTTCGCAGTCGGCGCTCCAAGGGACCCCGGCTTTCTCATGCGCTCCGGGGACCCAGCTTTAATGCGCTCGCGCTTCGCGTGAATGTTCTCGTACAGTCCGGGCTTTTTCATATACGCCGAGCATACCAGATGGGACCCTAGTGTAAATAGCGCAAGGGGGTAGTGCATGTGAGAGTTGGGGTGGGGTGGGGAGGGTGAATTGTGTAGATGGGACCCGTCACCCCGCCCCTGGTTTTGGTGCTCCCCCGTGCGCGTTTTTCGTGCGTGCGCGTGCGCGATTTATAGGGGTCCCTAGGGTATTTGCGCGATTAGATCGCGTGCGCGTGCGTGCGTGCACGCCAGGCGCGCGCGTGTACGTGCGCGTATGCGTGCGTGTGCGCGGTTATTACTTGCGCGTGCGTTGTCAATACCTGTGTGCAGTCTGTCCGCGTAGTGGTCTCGGTAGCGGAATGCTTGACAGCGACGCGGATTGTGTGCATTCTGTCACCTGTCCGATAACTAACCGCAGGAAATAGCACACATGACACTCACAAAAAGCCTACACACTGTAACCGCTGTCACTAACGTAGCGCGGCACATTGCGTGCTCGCATCGCGACCATGTTTCGCTTGCTCGCGAGTCGCTGGCCATCCTTGGCTATTCAATGGCGGACTATTCGCCGACCGACCCGACCATTCAGAAAATCCTGCGCGAATGCTCGCGCATCGTTGGCGCTCGCGTGAGGGTAGCGGCATGAACCTATTCACAATCGAAAACGACCCGAAAACCGTTAAGGGTAACGCGCAGGGGTACATGACTGCTGTCATGTATCTTGCGCCCTATGATCTTGCCGGCGTCAATATCTGCGCGCTGGCGGATCTTGCAGGATGCAAAGAAGGATGTTTGAAAACGGCCGGCCGTGGCGGCATGGCAAAGGGTAACGCGACGTTTCGCGCTCCCAATGGTGACACATTGCCCGACAACGCAATCCAGCGAGCACGGCTTGAGCGTACGCGATTGTTTCACGAGTCACGCGACGCATTCATGGCACGCATGGTGCGTGAAATTGAGAATTTCAAAAAACGCGCAGCGCGTGCGGGTCTGACTCCCGTAGTGCGCCCAAATGGCACTAGCGATATCGCATTCGAGAATATCCCATGCGTGCGCGCTGGCGTCGAATACCCCAACATTTTCGCGGCATTCCCCGAAATTCAGTTTTACGATTACACCAAAATTCCGACCCGCAAGATCACGCGCATTCCAAACTATCGCGTTACTTTTTCCTATTCCCACCGTCCAGAGTTTGCGCCGGTCATTGTCAAGGCGCTAAAAAACTACGGGTCGGCCGTCAATTTTGCGGCCGTGTTCTACGGTGGGCTCCCCGAAACCTTTTTAGGTCGTCGCGTGATCAACGGGGACGAGTCAGACCTGCGGTTCCTAGACGACCCGAACGTAGTAGTCGGACTAAAGGCAAAGGGTCGCGCACGGCGTGACCGGTCTGGATTCGTTGTTCAGATGGCCGCATAACCTAGGGGAACATCATGGAATCTTTCAAAATTGCCGAACGAAAAGGGTATCAAGTGTGGGCGCGATTCGATAACTCCGCCGCCGTTTACGTATTGGCGACAGACCAAAATGGCGAGGGATATATAGGCGAGTGCGATACACGCGCAGAGGCCGCTAAAATTGCCTCCGACTGGATTGCCGACAGAATCGCGAATTCCTAACAATTTCAGTGTGCAACCCTTTGGGGCGCTATGCGCCCCTTTTTTTTGCGTCAGTCCAACGGCTCCGCCTCGCCGTCTATCGTGATTCCTTTCGATAGCAGACCGTTTACCGTTTGCAATATTTCCGTGCGCTGCGCAATTTCAATCGGGCCGCCGTCCTTGCCGGTTAATTCCACGCCATTACGCTCTGTAAACTTGCCGGCTCCCCTAGTTTTTAACAGGAAAATCGCAGCGGTGTCACTGCCAGCTTTTGCACGCTGCGCGAGGGAACCGGCAATTTCGGACACCATGTTGGACTGTCCGTTTTTGAATTCGTAGTCGTAATACTCGCGCACCGTGGACTCCGAAATGCGCAGCGAACTGCACACCTGTGCCATGGTGAACCCGGAAAATGACATGGTGGCGATAGTCGCAGCGAGTGTAGGGTCTGGATGTTTGCGATTGTTATTTATCGGGGATACAGCATTGGTGTTATGCATCACTACATCACCTCCAGGCTTCGCTTTAGAGCCCTTATACCGGCTCCTCCCCGACCCGATACCCACCCCTAGGGTCTCCCCCTTACTCGCCTGCAATGCCTTCTCGCTCACGTTTACGCAGCCTCCGCTATATAGCCTGCCGATGCTCCATAAATTACCGCAGCCAGAAGGGGATGCACAAGCCGCTAAAGCGCACCAAAGTTGTGCAAAAACTTAATTTTATTTCTTCTTTTCACATCAGAATTTAACAAACGCTCGTAACCTATTGATTTCAAAGGGCCAAAGACTAGTATATATTAATTTTTTTTTTTTTTTTTTTATTATTATATACCCTCACCTGTTGTTTTCCTGCAACACCCCCTACCCCTACCGGCTGCGAACCCCCTATATCCCCTCTCTTTTCCTTACTTTTGAAAAATTAAAGAAAAAATTCAGTTTCGAGGAAAACTTCCTTTGATATCAACAACTTAACCCCCGTTAATCGTTCTAAAATTAATTAAAAAAAATCCAAAATTAATTCAAAACGCCAGCAAACAAAACACTAAACATGGCGTACATTTAGAGACGATAGAGTCTCAAATTCACAGACGGACGAATCCGCAATCGTATGCTTTACATTGCGGCAATGTAATGCTAAAAGGATGCAATGCATCACAGACCAATGGTGCATCAAATTAAACAATCGGAGGTTAATTGTATGTCAAACGTTACGTTATATCTGGATGCGCTGGCCTCGTTTGAGGCACCGGCAACGGTTAAAGAGGTGCACGAGAAGGCGAAAGCCATGTTTGGGGATCGCGTGAAGGGCGAGCGAGCGAGTGCGCGTCAGTCGCTGGAACGGTGGGTCACGAAAGGCCTGGTGTTGAAGGAAAACGGAAAGTATTGGGCAAAGATCGAAGCAATCGATCCGGTGATGAAACTGACAACGCAACTGAAGATGCTGGAGGCGGAGAACCAAAAGCTGCGAGCGCGGATTGCGGAATTGCAGGGGTAACTCACATGGAAAAGAACGGTTTCGGGATTGATGCCGCCGCTTTCCTTTCAGACCCTTTGTTTACAACGCTCTGGGAAATTCAACTGCAAAAGAGCGGGAGTCTTGAGGGGAAGTTCAAAGGGGCTGAGAAGCAACTGCGGTGTTTGCTGGTGGCGTATGCACAATACGATGCGCTTTCAACTGCACATCACCGCGCTTACGTGGCGGACAGTGAAATGTCGAAGTTCGTCACGAAAGCCCTACGTCAAGAGGCCATCCAAGGGCTTGTTGACGCTAAGTTAATTTTCCTCAGCGAAAGCAACCCAGAGGTTTGGGTGCTGACGAAAGAGGGACGAGAACTCGCTAAGAACTTCATCACCTAACCCCACCGGCAAGGGGGTGTTGACATGCGCAACCCGCTTGTGCAACACTCCCTCCGCCGATTGAACACTGAACCACTGAACCGGAGCGAACGAACCATGAACCCGAACGAACTGAACCCGAACCCGCCCCGCGTGAACGATGATTCGCCATGGGGGCCGATTGAATACGTCGAGCGGTGGGCCGATGGCATCTACCGCGTACAGACTCCCTCGCACGGTGGGTGCTGGATCTCTCCCGAAAGGGCAGCGGAGATGCCGGCGTGGACGCGCAAGATCAAAGCCTACGCACCGAAGCCGAACTGGTGGGAAGAGGACGCAGAGATTTTGATCGTGCTGCATTTGTTCGCGGACGAGATGTGGAAGACGTTCGATGAATCCACCCGCGAATGCTGGGTTAGGTTGATCAAAAGCATCTACAACATTAACTTGGTTAGCGAGGTGACAAAATGAGCAAGCATACAAAGGGCCCGTGGCACGTTGGCACGGGGAACGGCGAGGGCAGCGTGTTTGCGAATGAGGATACGCCTTATGCCCGCATGCGTTTGGACAAGGGCATCACGACTCTGTACCCGATCTGCAGCGTGACTCGCGGTTGGAACGATGCCGAGGATGCCGCGAACGCTCGTTTGATTGCGAGTGCACCGGAGCTTTTCGCATGCCTCAAGCAAGTGCTTGGCTCGCATGGCGAGTTGGATGACGCGCTCTGGAATCGCATTCGCAACGCCGTCGCGGATGCTTGTGGCGATGCAGCCTAGGTCGAAACCGGCGCAAGCCGGTCTGGCAGTGATGCTGCCACTGAAGAGACCAACCACAACAGGAGAACAGCAGTGGACGTAAAATTCACCCCCGGCCCGTGGATCGTTAACGGGAACGAAATCGCTGCCCCAGAGTTCGATAACGGAATCGCGACTTGGTATGTCCGGGTTGCGTCCGTGGATGGCACCCGCGAGACCGGTTGGAACGCGCCTACGATCAAGGCAAACGCTCGTCTGATCGCAGCCGCACCGGACATGCTCGCGATGCTGCACGAGGTGCTCGCGCTGCTGAACAACCCGGATGCGGACGGCACGGACGCGTACCGCGTGGAGCGTGAGATTCTGGCGGTGATTGCCAAGGCAACGGGGGGTCAGCCATGAGCATCAGCGACCGCGACTACAACATCCGCGCAGAACTGCCAGAGTTCGATGCCTACGATGACGGACGATTCCAGGCTTTGACGCAGACGCTCGAGGACGGGCGGTACATGGTGATTACCGACATGGGTGGAATGGGTTACCCGACGTTCGATGACTTTAACGTGTGCGTATACCGCTCCGAAGAATCCTTCGGGGACGACCCCGGCGTTGGTCTGATTGCGTCGGCAACGTGCGAAAAATATTACAACATAGACGCGGCTATCGCCGCCGTGGAGAACGCGAAATGAGACAACCCCGAACCCCTCGCGAGGCACTGACGCTTGCGTTATTCCTCGCGATCACGGCACCGACCGACGCGCATGCGGAACGAGCGATTGCGCTCGCGCAAGAACTCGCGCAGGGGATGCATGCGGATGACATACGGGCAGCGAAGATCAACGCCAAGCGCCGCGCAGAGAGGGTATTCCAATGAGACAACTGCAAGACGACTTGAGCCTCCGCCTATTCGGGCCGGCAACGTACGTATGCAAGAAGTGCGATGCCAGGTTTCAAGAGCCGTTGTATATCGACGAACGCGAGTACGCGGATTATGGGATTGGCGGAGAGTGGATCCCAACTTTTCGGGGGCATGTATGCCCGAAGTGCGAATCAACTAACTTTGAGATGGAGGATGACGAATGAACCCGTTACGCATGAACCGGATGACACTTTCACCGGCGATTTGGGCAGCGATTGCACCCGATGGGATTCGGTCTTACTACTCTGGCACGAGCGAGGGCAAGTTGGTCGAGCAGGCGGAGTACCGCACGGGGTCTATCAGTTCGCAGGATGCGGCGGAGCTGCGGGCAATTGTGGAGTATTTCGAGCCTTCGGTTATTGCGGAGGTGGGGACTTATATCGGGCGGAGCACTCGAGCAATGGCTGCGGGGAATCTGTCGCGGGGTGAGGATCACTTGACGATTTACACCTGCGACTCATCGAACGCCATTCAGATCGGGCCGGTATGTGGGGCGCAGGTAATCCAGCACCCGAAGACAACCTCGACGCAGATGTTTGAGGAGTTGTACTCCGCAGCCGTCAGCGTGGACATGTTTTACATCGACGGTCGTTTGAGCCGCGAGGATGCGGGGTTGATGAAGAAGTTGAACCCGGACGCGCTGGTGGTGCTGGACGATTTCGAGGGGTTGGAGAAGGGGGTCGCGAACGCTTCGATGTTACTAAGCGACACTTTCAGCCAGCACTTGCTGGTGTACCCGCGAGCGGGTGGGAAGACGGCGCTGATGGTTTCGCAGCGGTGTTTGCAACTGACACCGCAGTAGGTAGTCCCAAATTGGGATTGACTACTCAAGCCGGTTGGGTATTATTGGTTGGGACTGGTGAATTTATCTGCTTACTTTCAGGAGAGAGCAATGTACCAGGTGATGAATAATTTTCGGGTAGCGAACGGCACTCATTTTGTGGGTTTGGTGGAGGCGACTTATGAGGAGCTGCGTCAGACGTTTGGTAAGCCCTTGACGGCAGCGGATGACAAGACGCGGGCGGAATGGGTGGTGTTGTTTGACACTGGCGAGGGTGATGTCGTGGCGACGGTGTATGACTGGAAGTGCCGCGACATTCCGCTTGAGCAGGTAAAGATTTGGAACGTGGGTGGGAAGTCGATTGACGCGCTGATTCAGATCGAGGATGCGGTGCGATTCACGCGGGATATGAACGCGCACGATGACGAGCAGGCGAGGCAGTGGGAGTTGTCGTACGAATGAACGACTTTCGCGAGCGTTGGGGGTTGGCACCGAAGGAGCGGATTACCTGTCCGCGATGTCACGTGGAGCACCGTGGGCGGTGTCACTTCATGCGCTTGAGTAAGACGCGAGCGCCTCGCGTGGAGGAGGTGCTGCGATGGATGGAGCGCAAGGGTGAGCGGATGCGATTGTTACACGCTCGCAAACTGATACGGGAGTTAGGTGATGCAGTGGAAGAGGGGCGACGTACCGGACGATGGACGGTTGGGCGATGGAAGCCCAAGGCAACGGAAAGTCGAACGTATCTGGGAGTTGATCCGCGAGAAGCAAAGAGAAATACGCTTACTCGAAAGTGAACTATCGAGGACTGATCCAAATGAACTGGTTGAACCGATTGATACGAAGACTAAAGCACAAGGCGAAACTTGACTGGAATCACGTACCGCCGCCGAGCTGGGGGTGTTCACGCCGCCGCACTGGGGGGTTTTACTGGTGAATATGGAGTACTCACAAGACCGGCTGCGAGCACAGATACGGAAGCTGGAAGACAAGATGGATCGGATGAGCGAGGAGTTTGAGATGCGCCAGCGTGAGGCGCTGGTGGGTGAGATTGTGGTGTGCGTGGTGATGTTTTTTATTGGGATGCTGTGCGGGTGGGTGATTGCATCGTGAAGGTTCTAATTGCATGTGAGTATTCTGGTGCGGTTCGCCGTGCGTTTCGCGAGCGAGGGCATGACGCATGGTCATGTGACTTGTTGCCGGCGGACGATGGCAGCGAGCATCACTACCAGGACGATGTGCGCAATGTTCTCGGGCGCGGCAAGCCATGGGCTGAACTGCCGTGGGACTTAATGATTGCGCACCCGCCTTGTACTCATCTTGCAGTGAGCGGAGCGCGTTGGTTTAAGGAGAAGCGAGTCGAGCAGGAGGAGGCCCTGGAGTTTGTAAGGTTCCTTTTGGATGCGCCGATACCGCGCATTGCGCTTGAGAATCCGGTAAGCATTATCAGCAGCCGCATCAGGAAGCCCGACCAGATCATTCAGCCGTGGCAGTTTGGGCATGGCGAGACCAAGGCAACGTGTCTTTGGTTGAAGAATCTTCCGCTGCTAAAGCCGACCAACATTGTCGAGGGAAGAGAAGCTCGCATTCACAAGATGCCGCCCTCTGCTGACCGTTGGAAGAAGCGCAGCGAGACGTACGCTGGGATTGCATCTGCAATGGCGGAGCAGTGGGGATGAAGTACTACTGCTCGCACTGCGAGTCGGTGCTGGAGCGGGACTCGAAAAAGGTTTGGATGAATTCATTTTGTAGTGACACTGGCAAGACGGTAAGAATCTACAGGAGAACGAGACATGCAAATCGACAGAGAAAGCCCGCCGGGGGCGTGGCAGCGGGAGTGGGACGCAAGGAGTCACACTGAAACGGAGTACCGCCAGGAGATACGGGAGATGCGCGAGCGGATATGGTACTACCTCAAGCGAATTGCGGAGCTGGAGCAGGAAGTGAAGACACTGAAGGCTGCGGATGCGCGGTGGGTGCAAGAGCCATGACCCGAGACTTCTGGAAGAGGGTTGCCGCCGTACTAATAATTGTGACTTCTCCAATATGGATTCTGCCGTACATGATTGGCGTTATGTTTTTTCTTTGGTTTGGGATTGCGTACTACGATCTATGCAAAGCCCTAGGAGTAGAGAAATGAACCGCGACGACATCACCGACCTACGCAAAGCAGCCGAGGAGGCGCTAAAGGTTTTGGAGTCAATCGGGCAGATGGACATGTACCCAGAGGATTGGGCTGTAACTGTCGCCCTCCGCGCTGCATTAGAACAGAACCCCATTAAATACTACGGTCACGACGGCAAACAGCGAATCCGAATTGATCCCGAGACTGGTGATGTAGGAATTGGAGGATAAACAAATGACCACACAATCAAATATCGAAAGCCTAATTATCAAACAGCCGGAATACGACTGCCCAGTACACGGCACGATTGTCGGTACTGTCCTCGTCAGCACGGACGGATGGTCGAAGACGTTCTGCATGAAGTGCTGCATCGACAAGATCATTGAGATCGGCGTGTGCGAAGTGGTGGAGAAGAAGCCATGATTAGCAAAGACATCATCCGAATGGCGCGGGAGGCGGGGTTTGAGGTGAACTTTGACATCTGGGCGGTAAGCGTCGATGGAATTCACATCAACAAACATCTTGAACGCTTCGCCGCCCTCGTTGCCGAGCGTGAGCGAGAGGCGTGTGCGAAGGTGTGTGAGGATATTCCGGTGCCGCAAGACCCAACAGAATTGACGCATATTCCAACACTTGAGCGATGCGCCACCGCCATCCGTGCGAGGGGAGAAAGCAAATGACATCTGTGCATCAGAAGAAAGAACTTGGCCGTTGGCTACTGCCGGGCGCAGAGGGTGTCCAGCAGTTTGGAGTGACCCGTAAACCTCACGCATTCCACCGCGCCATGATGCGACTGTGCTTCGGCTGGCAGTGGATGGACAAGGAACTGACTTGCGATTACTGCAACCTCTACCCAAGGCTGCGTAAGAAAACACACTGCGCGGAGTGCGCCCGGTCGCTGGAAGGTGGTGAGTTATATAACGTGGTCAAACTTGCCGAGAAAGCCGGGATCGTATTCGGAACGAGTAGCACGGAAATCACCGTGCAAAAACTGGAGAAGTTCCTTGCTCTAGCACAGGGAGTCAACAAGCCATGACCGGCCAATAAGGAATGAACAATGAAGCCAGATACTTACAAGGTATTGCAGATGGCCGTGGATGACGGCGTGGCGATTGGTGTGCGTCGCGCATTCAAATACACCGATGCGCCGAGTGAGGACGCAATGATCGAAGAGATTCGGCGTGAAGTTATGAACCAAGTATGCGAGTGGTTCAAGTTTGAGGAGCCGCAGCCATGACCGGCCATAAACGACCGCTTAACCGGACAAAGGTAATGCAACCGGCCACAAATGACCGCTTGCCTAGCCGTGAAGTGATCGAACTTGCCCGCCAAGCAGGCCTGCTCGACAAAGTAGACCTGTCGGAGGACTACTTCATCCCCGCCTGGGCCTCGCTGGAGGAGATCGAAAAGTTCGCCACGCTTGTCGCCGCAGCTATGAGGGTATGAACATGCCAGCCATGGGAGCAGCGCCGCCGACAATACGCGGCATTGTGTTTGTGTTGTTTGTGATGTTTGTGTTGGTTGCGATTCCGCTTGGGATTGCGATCTGGCTAGTGATCGTCCTGCCGTGGCAGTTCTCTGCCGGCGTAGTCGCTGGGATGGCGTTCATGTATTTCACGCGCAGGAGGAAGCATGACTGATCCGATGTCGAGGGGCGGCGTTCGTCGGTATCTGGATACCGTAAAGCCAGAGGAGTACTTGCCGAACACGGGCGAGGTGAACCTACGTGAGATGACGCTGACCGGGCTGTGCGATCTATACGGCAGCGACAAGGGTACGATCAAGCATCGATACACTGATGTGTACGAGCGTCTTATCGACCGGCTGATTTGCGCAGAGGATCTCCCTCGAGCGGACTGTGACTTTATGATTGCCGAAGCCGGGGTTGCTTGCGGTGCGAGCCTGCGGGCATTCGCGAACTACTTGCCAAGCTCTACGATTTACGGCTACGACATCCGCCCGGAGTGCGCGGGGTTATGCGAGAACTTGCATAACGTGAACATTGTGATTGGCGATCCGGCGAAGATGGATGCGCCGGACTTTTGCTTTGACATTTTTATTGACGATGCTTCGCACATTTCGGAGCAGATCGTTGCGATGTTTGAGAACTGCTGGGACTGGGTTAGACCTGGCGGGTACTACGTAATTGAGGATCTGCGGTGTACCTATAATAAGGCGTACACTGAGCAGTTCCGCAGCCACTTTGATCCGAACGCAGTGAACGACCGGCGCAGCATCTTGGACTTGATGGACACGCTGATGCGTGTAGTTGATGCGCGAGGGCCGGTCAAAGAGTTTAGTTACTACCCACAAATGTTGGTCATACGGAAGGATGTCAAATGAGCGAGTTTGATTACATGGAGAAGATCGAGGTTGAGGACAAGGACAAGGTGTGGTGCAAGATTGGTCCGACTGGGGAGTTGGACATTTTCAACTGGGCGTTTGTTGAGAAGGTCGCTGAAGAGTACGACCAGTCTGGCCCGTTGACCCCGAAGACTCACCCGCAGATCTTGTGCAAGCTGGCGGTATTGGTACGCAAGCAGACTCTCGAGAGGGCTGCGGAGTTACTGGTGAAGTACGGCACGCATTCTGCGGAGTCGTCGATTGTTGTTGTGAAAGATCCGCTGGAGGTGGTGGAGTGAGTCGCTTTGTATTCTTTCACGTTGGTGCTGACATTACGTTCCCGACGAAGATGGTGCAGTCGCTGAAGGCGGTGATGCCTGACTCGCAGGTTACGATGTGCACGGACGATGCTACTCCGCAGGTGCCTGGCGTTGACGATTACAAGTACTCGCAGGGTAACTACGAGCAGATCATGTACTGGCGGACGCGGGCATTTGCGGATGCGAAGATCACACAGCCGGCGGCGTACATTGACACGGACATGCTGTTCGTACTTCCGTTCTTACCGGCTGCGGTATTGGGCGAACGCGAGGTGGTGTTCTGCCGCCGCTCGTTTGATCGCGAGGCGGGCTTCAACGGGGAGCAGCGTGGCGGGGTATTCAAGAAGTACCACGGCATTCCGCTCGGTACGTTGTACCCGTACCTTGGGTGCATGACGATTACCAGTAACTACCATGCGTGGAAGTGCATGGCGATTCTGATGGGGTTCATGGATGAGCCGCTACGCAAGTGGTATGGGGATCAAGAGGCGCTGAAGGTGTACTCGAACATGCTACTGCCGGAGTTGGTGGGCGAGGTTGAGGAAAGCGAGTATGCCTGTCTGCCTGACAGGCGGTTACCGGATCAAGTGCCGAAGGTGCTGCACTACAAGGGGCCGGCGCGTAAAGAGGCTTTCTTAAATGCTTAAAGTATTTATTGGGTACGACAGTCGCGAAGATGTGGCGTATCAAGTTTGCGAGCAGTCGCTGAAGCTGACGAGTTCGATCCCCTTAGACATCGTTCCGATAAAGCAGAACGAGTTGCGCGAGCAGGGTATCTATTGGCGTGGTGTCGATGCGCTTGCATCTACGGAGTTCAGCATTACGCGGTTTCTGACTCCACACCTCGCGGGGTATACCGGCTGGGCCTTGTTTTGCGACTGCGATTTTTTGTTCCGGCGGGATATTGCGGGACTGCTTGACTATGCCGACCGGACAAAAGCGTGCTTCGTTGTACCGCACGACTACCGGCCTACCGAAGCGATCAAAATGGATCATCGACCGCAGCATCTTTACCCTCGCAAGAACTGGAGTTCATTCATGTTCATCAACTGTGAGCATGAACAAGTTAAGCGACTAACGCCAGAGATTGTGAATGTGGCAACGCCGAGTTATCTTCACAGGTTTGAGTGGCTTAGTGATGATGTGATTGGTCACTTGCCGGTGTCGTACAACTATCTTGAGGGGTGGTACACGAGGACGGATGAGCCCGACCCGGTAGCGGTTCACTTCACGAGGGGTGGTCCTTGGTTCAAGGACTGGTGCGACGTTGAGTTTGGGAAGGAGTGGATGGCGGTGGCATCCATCATATGAAAAACCACAAAGAGATCATCAAGCAGATCGAGCAGCGGTTTCAGGCGAAGAAATACGAAGAGGCTATGGACCTGTGCAATCTGGCGATTGCGATGGCACCGGCTGATCCGATTGCGTACCGTGCGAAGGCCAGGCTTTGTCAGATCAAGGGTCAGTTTCAGGAAGCCGAGAGATATTACCGATCTGCGCTCAAGCGGATGAAGCCGGATGAGGATGATCTGGTGAACCTTGGGATTGTGGTCGCCTCGCAGCAGCGGTACGACGATGCCATCGTGGAGTTCAACAGGGTGTTGGAGATTAATCCAACGTACTTGCACGCGGTGATTCAGCGAGGGGCTGCGAACTGGGAGATGCGCCGGTACGAGGATGCGCTCGCGGACTTCCGCCGTGCGAATGAGATTTCCCCGAACGATCCGAATGCGAACTGGATCTTGGGGTTGTTGTCGTTGCAGATGAACGACTTCAAGACGGGCTGGCCGTTGTACGAGAAGCGGTGGTTGAGCGAGCGGTTCAAGAGCCGCAAGCTGGTGACAGAGAAACCGCAGTGGTTTTCTGGCAGTCCGTCGAAGTCGGTACTGGTTTGGGGCGAGCAGGGGATTGGGGATCAGATTATCTACGGGTCTTTACTGCCGGCGATTCGAAAGCAGGCTAACTACGTGACGGCGATGCTGGACTCGAGATTGATTCCCCTTTTCAAGCGGTCGATGCCGGACATCAACTTCATGTCGAACCTCGACCAGGTGGAGGCTGCGTTACATGAAACGCAGATTCCGTTCGCCAGTATCGGGAGCACATTTATTCAGGAGCTGGATGACATTCCGGTGCACGCAGCCAGGCGGTACCTGAAGGCAGATTTGGAACTGGTTGAGAAGTACCGCCAGGATTTGGGGCTTGACCCGAACAAGCTGACGGTGGGTATCTCGTGGATCAGTACGGCGATCAAGATTGGCCCGCACAAGAGCGTCAACCTTGAGCAGTTGATGCCGATCTTAAAGGGCGACTACAACATCCTAAACCTGCAATACGGCAGCGATAAGCGGGCGATGGACGAGTTCAACCGTGCGCATGGGACGAACGTGGTGACCGCCTCTGTGGACCTCTGGGGCGATTTTGAGGGGCTGGCTGCGCTGTGCGAGCAGTGCGATGTGGTGGTTTCGATCAGCAGTTCCACTGTCCACCTGGCGGGCGCTCTGGGTGTTCCGGTTCTTTTGATGGACGCCAACAAGTTGTGGTACTGGGGCAACACCCGAGAGGGTCGCAGCCTGTGGTACCCGAGCGTTCAGATATTCCCTCGCAGCAACATGGTGGCTCCGTGGGATAATGTGATCGAACGAGTTGTAGAAGTATTAGGGAGTTTCAGTAATGGAGGTTAATGAGGATGCCGTCAAACAGTACTTATCCACTATCGGCAAGCGAGGTGGAAGCTCTGCTACAGGAGACAAGAAACGCAGATCTCGAGAGCACTATCAGAGAATGGCGCGAATCAGCCACGCCAAGCGAAAGAAGCGATCCCGTAAACCCAAGCCATTACAAGAAGGGTGACATCGAGTGCATCGATGCCATCAAGTCGATGCTGACTGAGGATGAGTGGAGGGGGTTTCTGAAGGGTACGGCAGTGGCGTATCTCTGGAGGCTCGGGCACAAGGATGCCGTTGAGCAGGATGCCAACAAGACGTTGTGGTATGTCTCTTGGCTTGCGAACAAGGACCCGAGGGGATAAGATCCCCCCGTGCTATCTCATGTTATCTCCTGTTAGTTGTGAGACTTGCCCCGGCTTCGTGCCGGGGCTTTTTTATCTGAGCCTTGCGCGATAGACCCGGCGATCCCGTCCCGGTCCACCCTTGATTACTTCTTCCAGCAGGTCTCCGGACTCGACAAGGGTTTGCAGGATTTCGTTTCGATCTCGCGCCTTCATTCCTTGGCAGACCTTGGTGATTTGTGTGGTGCTCATGCCGGCATCGCCAGACTTGCGAATGATGTTGAGTACCTTTTTGTGCGAGGCTTCGATTTCGTTCTCTGAGATTTCCTTGACGATCAGATCCGAGGTGTAGTTGAACGACCAGCGGGTCAGATCGTTAGCCATCTTGAAGATGTCGAGCGTCAAGATGGGGCTCACCGGATCTCGTGCGATGGCTTCGATCATTCCAATCTTCACGGTGATCTCGGTGTAGCGAACCCACAAGGCATCGTCCTTGCGTGCTTGGTTGATTTGCCACTCACGCATCTTGCTGTACTCAGCGAAGGCTTCCTCTTCCCACTCGACAACAATCGGAACGACTGCTGAGTTGGGGATGCCCGGTATGTTGGTCATGTTACCGATGCCTGAGGGGATAATCTGTGCCGAGTGCTGGATATCTTCGATGACATCCTGCGGGACTTCAGTGACTTCGGGGATCTGGGCATCCGGGTAGTCATCGAACGGCGGCACGAGAAGTATTCGGCTGAGCGTTCCGTTATCCACCATGTCGTGGTTCAGCGCGGGGATCAGCGTTCTCGGAGTTGTCGTTCCAAAGAAGTTGAAGTTTGGCTGATTGATGTCGAGACGCTGCCGGTCTTTGGAGTCTGCGTATTCTTGCCCGTGGTACACGCCGCTGCTGGAGGAGTACACCTCGAGCAGGGTCTTGATGATGTCGCGCTGGTGCGAGGCTGCGTTCTTTGACGTCAGCGTTTGCAGGTACAGCCCCATCTCATCGAGGTGAGAGATGCGGGATGGGTAGTCGTGGAGTGTCCGCAGGATTGCAACACCGGAGCTGAACCGGTCGCCGCAGATCAACTGCCCGAGCCCGCACTTTGCCATCAGTTCTTTGATGCGCTGACGCGAATGATCCTTGCCTGCGCCTGGCTTTGCGACGGCGATCACGAAAATATTGCAGCGCGTATTCAGTCGAGCCATTGCGTAGCGCCGTCCGAAGAGTGCGCCGAACATGCACAGCGTGTTCATCAACGCGAACGTCGGCTGCGGTTGCTGCGCGGTGGAGTTGATCCAGCGGGTAACGCGACCGACCAGCGACGGGCTTTGGAACCACTCGTGTGGGAAATTCTCTCGCGTACTTCTGACAACCTTCTTCGCCATCTTGTCGAGCCCGGTAAGATCGACCTTCGCCGTCTTGACCGGGTTGAGATCGATGTGCGGCGGCGGTACCCAGCCGCCTTGCTGAGCCAAGAAGTACAGTGTGCCGGCACCGATCTTTGTGGGCGGCGACTTGCTGTAGTGATCCCACCGCTGGCTGGTTTCGGTTTGATTGTACTTGCCGGAGGATTGCGACCACTGATCGAAGATGGTGAATCCCTTGGCTTCTGTAGCGCAGTAGATGGCCATGCCGATTCGGTTCCAGTCATCCCAAGAAAGGTCTGGGTTTGGAACGTAGCGCAGGGCATCTTCGACCGCAGCAAAGGTGCCGACGAGCCCATCTTGCGAGGCCTTCGCTTCCTTGTCTGGGATGACAGTGCGCAGCACCTTCTTGCGAAGGTTGGGCGGCAGGACTTTGTACGCTTCCTCGCAAGCGTGCAGCACCTGTTCTTTGGTCACGAGCGGCAGCGCACCAACGGGGGTCTCGTGCGGTGAGGAGACTGGCCAGCGATATGGTTCGCCGGTATCCGGGTGGATGGCGTATGCCACGAACTGCTGGCCGAGTCCGAGCACCTCGATGGGGTGCATGGATATCTTGCTGAACGGTTCGTTGGTTCTGTACAGGTACAGCGCCTTGGGGGACTTCCCGATACGGATCATATCGGTCCGCCCGAGGATGCTTGAGAACACCTCTCCGACCATGACGGCGATGTCTGGTTCTAGGATGTCGATGTCGATGGCAACGACTTCGCCAGTCAGAATGCCGACACCGCAGCCTGTCCAGTTAGACCAGATATCAATGTGCACAAGTTGTGCATCAATATCGTTCCAGCGCGAGAGTTCCCCCCACTTGCTGCCGTCCCACCTGCCTGGGCGCTTGGTGCCCGGCATGATGGGGATTACGCGATAGCCGCCATCTTTCAGCTTCGCGCCAAATTTGTGCATGAAGTTGTCAGACATTTTGGACTTGAACCTCCACCCTATCTTCCCCGTACTTTTTCGAGGCAATGATTTCTGCAACGGCTGCGTCATCGTGAAATACGATGCCGTTCAACCCGTCGAGGATTGCCTTGATGATGTTGTCAAGATCGGGGCGTGATGTGTGATATCCCGTTTTCGTCTTGTGCGAAAAGTACGCCGTGACCGTGACCCGTACTGGACCTTCTAGCATGGACTTGCCGAACATGGCAACTTGCGCGAGGGTCTTGACTTCCTGCTCGTACTTCTTGGTCTTGAATGGGGTATACGCTACCGCCTTCCCAGAGCGGCTGCGACCAAACCGTGGGCGTGCTTTCCCTACGGGCTTACCGTAAATGACAATATCAATCATTTGACCCCCAGAGATTTGTAGATTCGCTCGCGTGTTTTGACGCTGGGCTCTGCCTTGCCCTTGACGTAATGCGCCAGAGTGTTGCGACTAATCCGCAGCCTTGCTGCGCCATCGCGAATGGTCAGTCCATTCTTGAGAAGCGCAAGCATCAGCCTTTTGTGGTAGGGGTCTGTCGCGCTGGGCTCAGTGCTCGCAACCTCACCCTTGGTTTTTTTGCTGATAACCTGCACCGCCTTGGGCGAGGGGGATCTTGATCCTTTGATCCACTTTGTGACAGTGGATCGGTCAACCCCGCACATAGCAGCGAACTGCTGATGCGTCAAGTCATTATCGCGAATGTATCGTAAGAACTCATTCATCGGGCGTCTCCGTGCTCCTTTGATGGTGACATCATGCCACCCCTTGCATTCCGTCACAAGGGGGTGTACGCTCTCTCTGTCGGCATTAACGACACACCAAGGAAACCTGAAATGAAAACTGAAATTGAAATTGCAGAAGAGTTGTTTGCAGCGAAGATCGAAGAGAAGAAGGCTACCGAAAAGCGAGTAGCCCTCGAGGAAGAGTTGATCGCTCTTCTCGGCTCGAGAGAGGAAGGCTCTCAGACCCATCAGGTCGGAGCGTTCAAGATCACCATCACCGGCAAGCTCAACCGCAAGATTGATTGGGACATCTTCGATGCAAAGATTGCAGCGAAGATCCCCGACAGTCTGCATCCTGTGAAGATGAAGCGCGAGCTTGACGATGCCGGGGTCAAGTACCTTTCCAATAACGAGCCGCAGTTCTACAAGATCCTTTCTGCTGCACTCACCGTCAAACCCGCCAAGACCGCAGTAACCATTGTCCAAGGAGTTTAATGAGATGGCGATATCACTGAGTAGTTTGAGAAAGACAGGCGTTGCCCGTCCGCCACGCATCGTGGTGTACGGCACGCACGGCATCGGCAAGTCCACGTTCGCGGCGCAAGCCCCGAAGCCGGTGTTCATCCAGACCGAAGAGGGCTTGGATGCAATCAACGTGGATGCGTTCCCGCGATGTCAGAAGTTTGAAGACATCATGGAGAGCATCGCAGCCCTGGCATCGGAGTCGCATGAGTTTGGCACCGTGGTGCTTGACTCTGCGGACTGGGCCGAGCAGTTGATCCACAAGAAGGTTGCGGAAGATAACAACGTCAAGACCATCGACGCCATCGGCTACGGTCGCGGCTACAAGGCTGCGTCGGATTACTGGCGGCAGATTCTTGATGCGTTTGATTACCTGCGCAACGAGCAGGGTATGCAGGTGATCGTACTCGCTCACACGCAAGTGAAGCGTTTCGATGACCCACTTGCTGACCCGTATGACCGCTATCAGTTGGACCTGCATCACGGCAGCTCAAGCTTGATTGCTGAGTGGTGCGACATTCTGATGTTTGCCAATCAGCAGTACTCGACTGTCAAGAGTGATGTGGGTTTCAACCAGAAGATCACTCGCGCTGTGGGTAACGGGAACCGGGTGTTGTACACCCAAGAGCGTCCAGGTTGGCAGGCGAAGTCTCGCTGGCCGCTGCCCGACATGCTCCCGCTTGAGTATCAAAAGTTTGCCGATGCACTGGGCACGGCAATGAACAACGTCACTGGAGGTTAATTAAAATGGCTAAGGTAAGTTTCAACGTAGCAGACGCGGGCGATCTCACGCAGAACACCCGCGAGATTCTGCCGGCTGGGGACTACACGATGCAGATCGTGCAGTCGGACCTTCGCGACACGAAGGCAGGCGACGGCCAGTACATCTGGCTGGAGCTGGAGGTGATGGGCCCGAAGTACGCGGGCAGTCGGTTCTGGGAGCGTCTCAATCTCTTCAACAAGAGCGAGGCGACTGTCAAGATCGCGAAGAAGACCTTGGGCAACATCTGCAACGCGGTCGGTCTGTCCGTGTTTGAGGACACCGAGCAGTTGCATTTCAAGCCGATGAAGGTCACTATTACCCACAAGGAGAACAAGATGGGTGGTCTGGACGCACGCGCTGCGTACTACCCCTTGAGCGGGACCGCTCCCGCAGCCGCTGCCCCTCAGGCTGCTCCTGTTGCTGCCGCTTCGGGCTCTGCTCCGAAGCCGTGGGAACGTCACAAGAAGTAACATAAAGAGGCGCGGCATCCGGTTAGCAACCCCCAGTTGCTCTCTCCCCACCCACCGACCGGGTGTCGCGCCTCCCTTTTTGGGAGGGGATATGGTCAAGATTCCAGACACTGAAGATCTCACATTGCGTGCAGTCGATGCCGCGATGGAGTCCCTGCAAGAGAACAGCCCTCGCGGATACCTTGGTGCATCTGCGGTTGGGGACTCATGCGAGCGTAAGCTCTGGTTCAACTTTCGCTGGGTAAGGCGAGGGTTTATCGAGGCCGGCGGGCTGCGTCGAATCAATGATGGACATCGGGGCGAACAGGTAGTCGCAGACATGCTTCGCCTTGTGCCTGGCGTTAATCTTTCTACGGAAAAGGAACCCGGTGTCCAGCATTCTTTTGAGGCAATCGGCGGGCACTTTCGCGGCAACTGCGATGGGCTTATCGACGGGCTTTTGCAAGACCCGGACGAACTCTACGTCTGGGAATGCAAAGTTGTTAACGAAAACAAGTTTAAGAAGTTGCAGAAGTTGCGCTTCACGGATGAGTCCACTGCGCTGAAGAACTGGGACTACGTGTACTACGCGCAGGCCCAGATCTACATGCACTACTTCGGAACTAAGAAGCACTACCTTACCGCAGCCTCGCCCGGCGTTCGCGACCTGACCAGTGTGTGTACATTGTACGTACAGAGCGAAGCCGAGATGTTCATCGAGAAGGCAAAGCGCGTCATCTTCGCTCCGAAGCCTCCCGGCAAACTGTCGAACGACCCCGCATGGCACGAGTGCAAGTACTGCACCTTTAGTCAGATGTGCCACGGCGAAGACATGCCGCGACAGAAATCGTGCAGAACCTGTCTGCACAGTACGCCGCTTCCGACTGGCGGGTGGAAATGTGAGTGGCATAACAAGAGCTTGGATCTGGAAGTGCAGAAGCGTGGCTGCGAACACCACTTGTTTGTACCTGATCTGATCCCCGGAGAGCAGATAAACTCGGGTCCTAATTGGGTTGAGTATCTGATGAAGGATGGATCGGTATGGACAGACACCGCAGCATAGATCCAGATGAAGTATCGGATGATGACGTCCAGTCAACGATGCTGCTGACTGGAGAGGATCTGCTGATTATTTTGAAAGCACTCGACTTGTACGCATATAGCCTGATCATGTCGTTCTCTACCAAAGAGCTTGAACATGTGAAGCACGTTGCAACAGAAATAATGAAATCACTACCGAAACAGGAGCTTGACTCGTGATTAAACTGCGTTACTACCAAGAGGAATCCATCGAAGCCACCATGCGCTACATGCAGGAGAATGACGGCAACCCCGTCATCGTCCTGTCAACAGGCACTGGGAAGAGCTTGGTGATTGCGGAGTTCTGCCGGCTGGTTCTCAGCCAGTGGGCGGATACGAAGATTCTGGTGGTAACGCACGTTCGCGAGTTGATCAAGCAGAACTACGACGAACTGAAAAGCCTCTGGCCCGAAGCCCCGGCCGGCATCAACTCAGCGGGGCTCAACAAGCGCGAGTACGAACCTTCGATTGTGTTCTGCGGTATACAGTCCGTTCACGCCAAGGCATCGAAGTTCGTTAAGGTCGATATCGTTTTGATCGACGAAGCGCATCTTATCCCGCGCAAGACAAACACGATGTATCAGAAGTTTCTGAACAACCTGAAGGTGATGAACCCGGACATGCGGGTGATTGGGTTAACTGCTACACCATATCGGTTGGACTCTGGCTTGCTGTACGAAGGCAAGGATGCGCTGTTCGATTCGGTCTCGTACGAGGCTCCGCTTTCCAACATGGTGCGCGAGGGGTTCCTGACCAAGTTGATATCGAAGCAACCCAAGACGCAGCTGGGGGTGAGCGGAGTTGGTATGCGGGGCGGCGAGTACATCCAAGGGGAACTCGAGAAAGCCGTTGACAAGGACGACATCAACGCTGCCGTCGTAGAGGAGATCTTGGAATACGGAAAGGACCGCCGCTCGTGGCTGATCTTCTGCTCTGGCGTGAGTCACGCCACCCACATTGCTTCGCTGCTGGGGAAGCACAGCATCGACTGTGCGACCATTTTTGGCGACACCCCAAGGGTAGAGCGGGATGAGATCATCCGCGACTTCAAGGCCGGCAGGCTGCGGGCTATCGCATCTATGGGAGTATTGACGACCGGGTTCAACGCCCCGAATGTGGACCTCCTTGCGGTGCTGAGACCTACTTGCTCAACCGGCTTGTATATACAGATCATGGGACGGGGGATGCGTAACTCGCCAGGCAAGGCGGACTGCTTGGTGCTGGACTTTGCGGGTAACGTTGCCCGGCACGGGCCGGTGGATAAGGTCAATCCCAAGAAGCCGCGCAAGAGTGACGAGGCCGGGGAGGCTCCGACCAAGACCTGCCCAGAATGCAAGAGCATCGTTTTTGCGGGCTCCATGGAGTGCCCCGACTGTGGGTATGTCTGGCCCCCTAGAGAGCCTGAGATCGCCTCTACGGCGACGACGCTGCCCATCATGAGCGTGGACGCCCCGGCTGAGTGGAGAAAGGTCAATGCCGTCTTCTACCGCCGGCACCATAAGCCGGGGAAGCCGGACTCCATGCGCGTGGAATATAGATCCGGAATGGAAGTATTTCGGGAGTGGGTCTGCTTCGATCACAAGGGCTACCCCAAAGACAAGGCAGTCAAGTGGTGGCGCAAGCGCATGAAGGGACCCGGCATCCTGCCGGCCTCGACCGCAGACGCCCTTGGTAATGCAGACGCATTACTCAAACCCACCGAAATCAAGGTTCAGAAGAATGGCCAGTACACGGAGATTACGGAGTTTCGGTTTGTGTCCGATGTGTCATCGGGAAGCGAGGGGGTTCATGTACTCCCCGCCGCCGGGGGCAACGCGCAAGCAAGCCAGGTTCTGCTCACTAAAGTGCGTGGATGATTACATGATCGACAAGTCACCAAACGAACAGGCCGCTATCAACGATGCTGCCGCTGCCGGCGGTTACTTCATCGAGGCTATCGGGGTGTACAACTTCCTCGAGTTCACGCCTACTCAATACGATGAGTTAATTGAAGCGATCATCACAGCGTACGTGGATTCGCTTCAGGCTCAGAAGGCTGAGTCCGAGGGGGTTCGTTTCCCCTAACGAACCCTTCCCCTTTGCAACGCTCTTCGTTGAAGTTGACTTCCATGAAGCCAGAGTACTTGCCGTTTGAGCACCACCCCTCGTCCTCGTAAGTCTTGATGAAGTGCTTGCACTGCGGGCAGCGGTTCATACTTCCTTCCCTCGGAACCATGCCTTGCCGTGCTCCACAACGCACAACTCTGGCTGAAGCATCTTGCCGCCCTTGAAGGTGATGACGGCAAAGCCTGACGCCCAGTTAAGCGGGCCGGCTTCGGTGTAGTTGAACTGCGGACCGTAGGGCTCAGCAAGAGTGCCGGTATCTACGCCATACCGCCGACCTCGATAGTCCGCCCACGGCGTGACCTGAAGCTTGTGAAGATGCCCGTGCACGTAAGAGACCCCAGCCTTTAGGGTGCTGTTGTAGGAGGCGTGTATCCCGCCGGATACAGGGCGGTGACGGATCGTAAGCCACCCGTCCTCTCCCCTGTTCAGGTGCAAGCACCAGCCCGCTCGCCAGCGTGGCAGGTAATCGAGCAGCGTAGTGCCCGTCATCTCTTCAAGTTCACCGACTCTGCCGGATAGGTAGTTCTCAAACCTAGCATCGTGATTACCGATTGTCCTGATGAGCCTCGCCTTACCCGCAGCCCGCTCGATCTCCGCGCACCGATCTTGTACCGCGTGGATCTCTTCCTTCAGTTCAGGCTGCTTTTCCCACATGATGCGAGCATGCCGGCTGATACGAGCGCCGTCTAAGATGTCGCCGTTTAGCACAATGATTTGCGGACTAAGTTGCTTAGCTAACCTGCAAAACGCTTCATGCGCGAGGCTCACGATGCCGGGCCAGTAGTGCGCATCCGAGGCAATCATTACCACGCCGTCTTGCAGCGTATCGAGCATCTCTGATTCGTACCGCCGGGCTCGGTCCTCAGCAGTCTTAGACGCCCTGTTACCCTTCAGAGTTTTCTCACTCTGAGAGTTATTCTTGTTCACTGCGGGAAGCACGATGCCGTATTTGGCTTCAAGATTGCGGCGACGAGACATCATCGGCCTTTGCGCCACCCCCAATTCTTTTGCTATTTCACTAGGTTTTTTAAGTCTGATCCAAGTTGATATGAACTCTTCGTCAGATATTCTCTTTGGCACGATCCACCTTTATTCCAAGTTCTTTGCGGCGCTTGTCGGTGGCCTTGTCATCTCGGGTGGCTCTCCACTCCAAATGTCCATCGACCATCCGGAACTCTTCCCTGTGAACCAGCGCACAGTCGCAACACTCCGTGTGCGTATACCCACGAACGCGATACCACTTGCCGTCCTCGATCTGGACAGGCGTGTACTTGTCCTTCTTTTTCATGGGCTTGACTCTACCTGCTTGCGTATCTTCTTAGCAAGACTTCTTCTGCTGGGGTATAAACCACGCCGCCTTTGGCTTTCTTAATTCGCTGTGCCTCCTGCTCGTGAAGGCGCTGGGCGTAAGCAGTAGAGGCTTCGGGACTAGAAAAAATTCCTAGGTGCTTTCCTGTTTTCAAGTAAGCATCAATTGCTTCCTTCTCAGAAACAACCCTGCCATTAATGACCGTTGGGATAAGCACTTCTTTACCGTCAATGTTAACGCCCATAGACCGAACAGTACTGTAAGTACCATCTGGATTGCGTACAGCGGGGAGCTTGGATACATCAATGTTTCCAGGAGTAACCAGCCCGCCTTGGGCCTTATTTTGGGGGTAGTACTTTTGCATGATGTATTTTTGAACATCGGCCTCAGTCTGCCCCGGCTTCACTTTGACACGGTAAACTTTGCCGTCCGGGCCGGTAAACATAACTCGGTTGTCCTGAGCCGGAGCCTCTGGCTCAGGGGCTGCGGCCTCCGCAGGAGCAGGTGCAGCAGCCTCTGGCTCTTCTTTAGCAGGGCCTTCTTCGCGCTTCTGATACTTGTCGAAAATGTTCTTCAAACGGGAATCAAACGCAGCCGAGGCTTCAGATAACTCCTCGTCATTAGCCAAGCCCTGTTCATGCCTGCGAATAACAGAGGTGTAATCCTTGGCTACGTTATCAACATCTTTCTTCATAGATAAAAGTTGTTGAATTGAAAGTTTCTCAACATCGACTGGCGTAACCTTGATACCAAATGTTTGCAGCACAGCCTGAGTCGTGCTGATCTGCGGCTGCGTCAAAGACTCAGCGCCAGCCTCTGCCTTCTTGAATTTCTCCGTAGCCGGAGCGCCGGGTATTCCGGGCAAGTTTGGCAGCAAAGTCGTGATGAACTTGCTTGCCTTGATAGCAGCGTTGTTTGCACGAACCTCACCTTCGGTCGCGCCAATGTTCATCCCCGGAAGATCTTTTCCGGTAAACGGATCTCGCCCTTCGTAAAGAACAGAGAAGGCATCAAACAGCGGACCGCCAGGCTGCAAGAACTGGGGCAAGTATTCAATACGACGCCCCGCAGCCTCGGTGGTTGCAAACACATCGCCGCCGGGGATGAACCGCTGAACGTCCAAGTACATGGACGGTGGGACTTCTCCAGTCTCCGCATCTGGCACAGGCTCTTCTGACGGCAGCTTGATCATCGTCGGCGGAGCACCCGGAACGCCAAACATAGTTCCCTTCTGGTACTCCGGCAGCATGCGCCGCTCTTTCTCGACATCACGACCCGGCGACTCTTGCTCGCCGTATTCGTTAAGACCGTATCCAAGCGCAGCCCACTTAGCATACTTCCACGGGCGCAAGGCTGCGGACTCCGCCAGCAGCGGGATAGCGCGGTAGCTGTAGGCAATGAACGGATGCGTCGTGTTACGCATGGCCTGAATAGCAGGCGCATTGATCTCGTAATCGATCAACCACTTCTTAGATTCTTTAGCCGCATCTTCTGGCGACATGCCAGCGCGGATGCGATCCAAGAAAATTCCAAAGCGGAAGATGCTGTCTTCGCCCTGATAGGCGTCAATGATCTTTCCGCCTGTCTTCTTCCACCCGGCACTTGCAATCTTGAGCGCAGCATCTACTGCGTTGTCCGCAGGGCGTGACGCCTCGATGGCGTCAAGTACATTCTTTCCCTCGCGCCCCAACTCTTGAGAGGAGAACCCGGCATCGAATACCCCGAGCTTCTCAGCCTGCTTGTACAGGTCGCTCTTGTCTCCTTTGCGAAGTTCGTTTGCAGCACTTGCCAATGATCGCCAATCAGACCCAGACAGGTCATACAGCATCACGTTTGATACCACGTTGTTCATATGAACAGCAGGGTTCAACGCAGTCTTGCCGGCTTTCCATGCAGCCAGCGCCTGGCGGTAAGCACTAACAATAGGATTCCTGTTAAGGCCTCTCGTAAGCTCAAGGCCCTGCAAGTCACGAGCAACCTCTGGAGAAACATACTTTCCTGCAAGGTTCCCGTAACGAGCAATGTTTGTTTTAGGAATCTTGTCGCTAGACAACTGAATCCAACCTTCAACAGGTTGGTCGCTGACATACTGATCCATCTTTGAGATATCGTCGTACATCTTGTACGTGGCGATATCGTTAGACATCAGTTGCCCAGTACGAGAAATAGCATAAGCAGCGTCGTCAATTTCGCCCTTTGCCTTTCGCTCTTCAGCAGTTAATTGACGACGCACGCGGATCTTGTTTCCGCTTTTTGCCTCGCCAAACTTTTCCCATCCCTCAGCCTTGTATTTCTCAAGGTTCTTGGGAGATATCTCAATGATCACTCCACGCGGCTTTAGGCTTGAGCCAATAAGCCTTAGGTTATTCGCTGCCCGAGTAAGGTACCCTTCCGGCTTTAACTTGCTGGCGTACTCACGACGCAAGTAAGTCGCGGCGTTTTTCTGAAATGTTTTTGGGCTTAATAGACCAACGTCCACCATCTTTTGACCGTACTTGGTAATGGTGTCTCTAGCCTTATCACTCAGGGCTGCGACGGACTCAATCGGTAGTTGCTCTCCCTGCATGATGTAGTACATCGCCTTGCGCTCATCGTCGCTCAACTTTGCTACATCGCGAGTCAGATCCAAGAAGTCAGATGACATCTGGTTCTTGAACATCTTGGCGTTTTGCTTAACGTCAAGGTAGTCCTGCGGGAGGCCATAGTTGTCAATAAGCCCACGCGCAAACTTGTCTGCAATGTTCTCATCGTTCCCTGCCGGAACTTTTCCGGCTACGTACTTCAATCCTTTAGCACCGCCAAATCCGGCAAGAGCGCCGAGCGCAAATGCCTGAGCCTTGTCTTGAACAGTCGCGTCTTCTGGCAGATTCTCCATCCCGAACACGCCAGTCACAGCCCCAGTTGTCGTAGCCAAGGGGCTCTTCTTCATAAACTCAAGCGCGGGACGACCGACATAATCCTGATAAATTTGAATCGGCTTAGCTGCAATCCCCGGCTTTAACTGCTCTACGGTCGGAGCCGCCTGCGTTGACTTGATCACCTGCTCTCGAGCAGCCTTCTCTGCCTGTCCAGCAGCGGTTGCCTCAAGAACATCTACGCCTGTCTTCTCCTCAATTGTCTTGGCAGCTTTTTTTACAGCCTTGGTCTTGCCGCCAAACGGCAGCGCCATACCAAGAATCAACTCAGTCCCCTCGGACGGGATGCCGGTAGCCTCTTCGATTGGCTTTCCGGCTACAGTTTCAATCGCCGCCTCAACCGGAGCAGTTGCAACCCCGAGCATGCCAAGCCCGATTTTTCCAACGCCTTTTAGTTTCGGCATTACGCCAGGTTCTTGGAGTTTTGCTACGCCTTCTCTTGCAAACTCATAGCTCTCACCCGCCGCCCGCTGAAGCGCCTCGGGGTAACTCGTAATAGGCTGCAACGCCTTCTCTGCAATTGATGGCGCAGGAATGTATGACCGCTCTTTCGGCTTGGGCTGCGGCGCAGGAGTTGGAATAACCGTTGCCAGAGAAGAAACCTTAGCGGCATCAACCGGCGTATCAGCGTAGTACTTGCCGAAGATGTATCGATTGGCATCTTCCTGTGTCTGCCCCTCTTTGGAGTTAACACGGAACTTCTTGCCGTCTGGACCAATAACATTGTAAACAGGCATGTGCAGCCCTCTTACGGCATTTCTTCGTTGATAACGCTTTCGTCTTCTTCGTTACCACTCTGCCCAACAGCACCCTCGTCCATCATCTCAGCAAGGGTTTTGCGTTGAGCCAATGTGTATGCTTTTACAATGTCATTTTCCCGAGCAGTTCTATACTGCCCTTTCCTAAAAGCCATATCAATTTGCGCTTGAGGAACGCCCTTAATCAAATCCCTTGCAGATAAGATTTCAGAATCTGCTCTTTGCTGGGTAAGAGTAAGTTGGCCTCCGCCCCCAGACCCTTTTAGAGCATTAAACAAACGAATGCCGTCTTGTCTCTCCCGAGGGTCTTTACTTCTAGACATTTCCAAGGCGCGTTTTAACTGTCCAAGTCGAGTGCTGTCTTGTTCAGACTTACCCTCAGTCAGCATCTTGAGCTGACGCTCTGCCGCGCTTTTTGCTGTTGGAGATGCGTCAGGGTTGTTGATAATGGATTCCAAATCCAAAATCTTCTGAGCATCTGCAACTAACTTATTTTCTTTAGGAGGCTTACTAAATTCTTTCAAAGCCCTAAACGCGGCCTCTTCAGACTCCTTAGCACCTTGATACTTGTACTTTGAAGCAAGGTCCTCAAGAGCCTTGAGCTGCTCTTGCTTTGCGGCTTCGGTCTCTTTCTGCTTTTGCTCCTGCTCAGTGCCGTATTGGCCAACATCTCTTAAGAAAGTATAAAGATTGCGGCGCTCAAAAAAGCGAGGGTCAGTGCTTTCCTTAGGAGCAGTAAGTTTTTGAGCAATCCCTCGCAGAACTTCGCGGCCAGACGGCTCAGAGGCAGGGGCAAGAAGTTTGTTCTTTGCCGCTTCAACCTGATCAATCAAATTCTTACTTGCCTTCTCGCGCTCTCTTACCTTTTTAAGGTAATCAGCCTGATAGTCAAAGGCTGCGGAAGAAAGAGGGGACTCTTCCGAATCACGAGCAGCTTCTTGCTCGCTGTACTTGAACAACTCTTCTTCGTCAAAGACGCCCATTCTTTATCCCTCAGCTTTTACGGGAAATACTTTTTGATCAGGTCGAATATGGTTCCAAGACCTTCAGCACCAGACAGAGCCTGCTCTATGGCTGACGGGCTACCAGGCTGCGCAGGCATTGTGCTTGTTTGGGTAATCGTCGTTTGCGGTAGCTCCACACCACTCAGGACGCTCGCAAGGAACTTGACCCGATCTTCCGGATAACCCTGCTGACGCAAGAAGTCTTGGTATGCCAGATCCAAGTTAGCCTGCTGCATCTTGCGCTCGGTTTCACCAACGCCGGTAATGGCTTGACCACCACGCAAGCCTAGCGTCTGCGCCCCTTCTCCCATGCCCAAATACTTGGACGCAAGAGCCTGAAGATTCGCAGCATCCTGCTGGGACAACTGGCCTCGAGCCTCAGCAATCCGAGCGAGGTTTGCAGCATCTTGCTGTGTAAGCTGCCCGGTAAGTTGAGCGCCCTCAAGGATTCTGGAAGCATCTTGGCCGGTAAGCGTGCCGCGAACTTGCCCAATCTCCGCGAGGCGAGCAGCGTCTTGGCCGGTAAGTTGCCCACGCGCCTGCGCAATATCTGCGAGCCGCGCTGCATCTTGAGCCGTAAGTTGGCCGGTTTGCTGGCCGATTGAGATAAGACGCTCGGCATCGGCAGCGGACAACTGGCCCATCTTGGCCCCGATATCCGCAACGCTGACTCCACTTTGCAGAAGACGGTTGAGATCTTCCGTAGAGAACTGACCGACCTTCGTGCCAGCCTCCAAAAGCGCCTGCTGCTGAGCCCCGCCCAACTGACCAGCAGTGCCAGCCAACTGTGCTGCGCGACCCACATCCTGACCAAAGATGTCCGCAGCCTGCCCGTAGCCGGCTTGCAACGCCTTGGCCTGCTCGCCTAGCACCGCCTCTTGTACGTCACGCAAAGCGCGAGCGCCAAACTCGCCCATGCGGGTGCTGCCCGGACCGGGACCGAACTGGCCAGCGCCAATGAACTCCTGACCTACGGCGGGCAAGTACTTTTCCTGAAGCTGGCGCACGCCAACATCAGCAATTTTCTTAACGACGTCTTCAATGTACGGGCTCATGTACTCTTTCGCCGCTTCGGGGAAAGTACGTGAGGCCTGCTTCATGTACGGCTCAGCCGCTGCCATAGGGGAAGCGCCAACCGCCTGCTGGAAATACCTTTCGGCAAGCGGGGTAACCGCAGTCTCACCTGCTCGAGTTACCGCGCCAATGCCACGATCCGCAAACGGACGCATAGCCTCGGCACCAGAAACCCCCGCAGCCCTGCTAAAGGCGGGCTGGGCAGCGGACACTCCAGACATGCCGGCGGCTTGGGAGAAGCCAGGCTCGGCTGCAAGAGCAGACCGGATTGACTCAGCGGCAGAAAGCGCCGGAGCCGCCGCCCCAGCGGCGCTCATCCCCAGCCCTTGCGAGATCATAGGCTGAGCGGCTGCTCCGCCCAGCATGCCCGCAGCGCGGGTAAACGCCGGTTCGGCCGCGCCCAGACCGCTTATAGCGCCTGCCTGCCCTAATGTGGTGCCGGCCTGCTGCAAGAAGGGCTGATACGCCCCGGCAGCGGTTTTGGTAGCCTCAAATCCGGCTCTCTCAGTAGGGGTAAATTGCGCGATTCGCGGCCCTTGGTACTGAGCGTAGGGGAGGTTTGCAACGGCCTGAGCGCGGCCCAACATATCCGTGGTGTACTGGGTATACCACTCCGGCAGCTGAACCGTACTGGTTCCAGTCGTTGTTGAAGGAGTCGGGGCGCTCCCCTCAAAAAGGAAGTCTGTCACACTCATTAGGCTAACCCTCCGCCCATATACTTATCGGGCGATTTTGCGTCCGGACTAATCTGGCCACGCGATAGGGCACGACCCTTGTGCTTGCGGATATTAGCACGGAATTTATCCATTTGCCGGGCCCCCTCCTTGGTCGAACCATCTCCCAAAAGAGCCAGAGTTTCGGCGTCAATGACGTACTCCCCGTCGCTCAGCAGAGCAGGGATCTTGTCCTCTCGGCCAGACCCCGGCCCGTCCACATAGCGAGAACTATTAGACCCGCCTTTGGAGTACCCCGTTAATCCGCCTTCTGCAAACACAGGCTGATCCTTTGGATTGACCATCCCCGTAGCAGGGGCAGGAGACAGCGTATCTGAGAAGAACTTTGCCTCAGGACCAAACCCGTAGTTGTAGTAGTCAATGTTTGGGTTGAGCTGAGTGCGCTCAAAGTTATATTTCGGGAGTGCGCTAAGACCGCCAGCAGGAGCGGGCCCAACCGGAGTCGGGGTCTTTGTTTTACCGCCCGCACCCAACGCGCCCAACAGGCCGAGGACTTTGATTAAGTCATTAACCTTTTGAGCGCCTGATACAAACTTTTCAAACTTATCAAACATGCTAGAGCCGGAAGGAATCGCAGCCCCGGTGCTGAGCGCACCTTGGATCTTGTCCAGCTCCTGTTCCGTCTTCGGCGTCTCTTTGATTTCACCGGTAGTCGGCTCGACGTTCGGTTGAGTGAACCCTTGGGTAATCAGCGGAATAGCGGAGTCCCCGAGATCAATCGGCTTCGGAGCCTCTGCTCGTACGACCACTTCCGGAAGTTGCTCGACCGGAGTTGTATCAAACACAGGCTTCTGATAACCCGCATCAGCCAGCATGCTAGACAATGCAGGGACGTTGACCATCACATCTAGCGATGGCAGTCGGCTAGCCTCGATGTTAAACGTCTGCAAAGGAGCCTCTTCTTTTTTCGCAGGCTCTTCCGGCTCCGGAGTGGGCTCCGAAGCAACTTTGGAAACAACCGTAGAAAGCGGAGAAGTAGAGGTATTAATCGGGGCCTTTTTACCAGTTACCGTAATTTCATCAAGAGCGCCCTCAGAAGTCTTTTCTGGAATATCAGCGGTTGTTTTTGTCGGAACAGCAGCGGCTCCAACGCCAACAAGGCTTTCCAGCCCCGGCCTAGTTGCAGTAACAACAACTTCTTTAAGAATGTCATCAACCGCCACATCCGTTAGGGCATCGGTAGCAGCTTGACCTGCCGCTGTAGTGGCTGCGCCACTGGTAAGCCCCATCTTTGTACCGACCGCTTTAGCCGCATCTTTCAGCCCGTCCATAACTGGCGCTGAAACATAAGTAATTCCAGCAGCCAATAGAGCAGACTTTAGAACATCTTCTATGTCACCACCTTTAGCAGCGGTTATACCTCCGGTAATAATTGCATTACCAAGAGCGGCTTGAGACAAAGGGTTTGTAATGCTTAGGCCAACTGCGTTTGCAACTGTGTTTCCAATGCTAGCGGGAATTCCACCAATTGCCTTTACTGCTCCAGCAAGCCCTCCGCTTGTGGTTCCCGCCCCAGCCGCTGCCCCAGCTCCGGCCCCTGCCCCAGCCCCTGCTGCGGTTGTACCCGCTGCTGTGCCAGCACCAGCCCCCGCACCCGCACCCGCACCCGCTCCAGTTCCAGCACCGCCACCCAGCGCGCCGGCAAGTTGCGCACCGCCAAATATGGCAGCAGCAATCGCGGCAGCGTTAAAGATGTCCTTAAATATGCCAGGATCTTTCTTGACCTCTTGAGCCTGAAGAACTCGGTCAAGCATCGGGTAACCAGTGTCTGACGTTATCGCTTTTCCAGACTCGTCAAACCCGGTTACAAACGCTAATGCACCGCGTTCCTCGGCTCCCTTCGGGTCAAACTTCCAAGCCTCATCAAATTTATATCTATCTCCATAAGCGCCCTTCATAAAGTCGGACGGCATGGCATTAATAAACTGACGAGCCTCTTCCTTGGTGAAAGCACCCCTAAGGTTTTTAAGCTCGTTGGTCTGCGTCAACAGAGTTTGCATTCCGTTTTCGGAGGCATACTTATAAGCCTCTTCAAACCGATTGCTCTTCAACAAATCAGAAAGAACCTGACGCTGAGGCAAACTATTAAGATAAGCCGACTCTTGACCAGAAAGGGAATCAAGCGTTTGCTTGAGGTTTTCTTTTAGCCCATTTTCAATTTCAGGCGTAAGCTGATTAGCCGTTCTTAAAGAATTGATCTTTTGCTCATAGTCGCTAACAGCGGATTGCTTTTCTTTCTTGTATCGATCTGCGGCAGCAATGTCCGCACCGCCAGTGCCGGGCTGGGTCAGGTTAGGAACAAGCGAGGGCTGCGCTCCGAAAAGCTTCATCCTGTCAATCCAGCTCATCTCGGTTGGCGCGGTGGAAGGACTTGAGCCACCCCTGTCAACAACAGGCTCATCAGACACAACAGCGTCACTCAACGGAGAAGAAGCAGACGCCGCCTGCTTCCTTGCGTTTTCTTCCGCCGCAACACGAGCCGATTCTTGTTCCGCAGCAATACGCGCAGCCTCGCGCTCCGCCGCAACACGGGCGGCTTCTTGCTCGGCAGCAATACGAGCCGCCTCTGCCTGCCTAGCCTGTTCCTGGCGAATCTGCTCCTGACGAATCTGCTCTTGCCGGGCGGCTTCTGCACGAGCGGCTCGCTCACGCGCAGCCTGAGCCCCAACGGCTTCGGCTCGAGCCGACTCCTCACGAGCAGCCTGCGCACGCGCCGCCTCTTCTCGTGCCGCTTGCTCTCTTGCAGCCTGAGCCCTAGCAGCCTCCGCCCTAGCAGCCTCAGCCGCACGCGCTTCTTCCGCACGCCGAGCCTGCTCCTGCCTCATCAGGTCTTCACGAGCACGCTCTTCAGCAAGGCGCTCAGCAGCAACACGACGGCTTTCATCCGCAGCCCGCTGGGCAGCAATTTCCTCTTGCCGCCGCTGCATCTCAAGAAGTTCTGCTTGGCGCTGGCGTGCAGCCTCGCGCTCCGCAGCCATTCTTAATACTCTACTGCGCTCGCCTTCTTCAGAGCCTTCCTCAGATTCTGCGGTAGGAACTTCACCGTAAGTGTAAAACCTAGCCATTGTTCACCTAATTCAAGACCTGATAAAAACGATATGCCCACTCTTGCCAGTCGTCAAACTGGTAGGGCGACGGAGGGTTCAACTGGGAAATACCATTAATACTGATCAGGCCAGCAGCCCAGTTCTGCCATTCGTCTTTATTATACAGCTGCGGGATCACCGCATAATCGTCTAGGTCAAGGCACAGGGTGTCAGCCCAGTACTGTATATCCATCCCGCGAGGGTCAACTATCCGATGAGTCGTCACGGGTTTTCCCCAAGCACCGTGCCCGTAGCCGGCTCAATATGGGCTATCGTCTGGCCCATCTGGTAGTTGCCACCAACCGTGTTGCTCTCAAACCGGAAACGCATCTCGCGACGGATCTCACGGAAGTACACCAACTGCTCTTGCTTCGTGTTCGGGGTTGCGTAAATCGTCTGCGGGTCACTGGTTATTTCAGCAGATTTCGCATTCGCCCGGCCCGTAACCTGCACAGTCATATTACCGGACTGTACAAAGTCGGGCTCCATAAACTCAACCCTAATCGCCATGTTCTGCGGCTCTTGAGAGGCAACCAGAGATATGTCTGCCGTCTCAAAGTACGATTGAATAGGACGAATCTGATCGCCATTGATCTCGTCCGTCTTGTACTCATGCTGCCAAACAACGTAGCCCTTCGGGTCGTTGATGATTCTGTAATCACCATCTTCCGTAATGCGCCGCTCGCTGCTCTCTACGCCTCGGTACTGCGTCAACTCGGTATCAACAACACCCACCACCAGCGGCGAACTAAAGACCTGAGCGTAAGCGCCCGCAGAGCGGCCACCTCCAGGCAGTTCCGTGTCATACCACGTATTCTCACGGACGTTATAAATGACCGCGTGGCTGCACTCCGTGGCATCACCCCTCGGGTAGCACCACCAGATCTCGCCCCAGCGGGGAACCTTGAACGCGAACACTTTCTGGCGCTGAGCGTAGTTCAGATTGTCGTAGAACCAGTTCAAGTTAAGGCTGTTCGGGACTTCCCGTACAACACCGTTGAACATCAAGAATCGATCAACACCGCACCAGTAGTAGATACCGTCGTACTCAATCACACTCTGAGAAGAGAGAATGCTTGACTGCGAGGTAATCGTATCAAATTGAAATACCGCACTATTGCCGGTATATGTAGCGCGCAGCACAGAGTCAATAGACCAGAACAATCCAGACGGGGCATTACCAGCGCCGGCTCGAAGCGGAAGCCCCTTTACAATCTTCTGGCTGGTAATACGGGCTGCGCCAGCATCGCCGTTCGCCCAGTCATCCGTATACCCAGCGCGGCTCCACTGAATAAACCCGTCAGACCCATAACCAAATACATACGGAGCCAAGGCAACGATTCCACCAGATGCTGCAACCCCAGGCTCAAGATCTAGCGTAGCCGTTCCGTTGTCATACCCACGGTACAGCGCCCCGTTTGAGTCGGAGGAAATGTCCGCAAGGTTTGGCGCAACGTGAGCCAATATTTCGTTTTGATTCGTCGTGGTGTTGTACGCAACATCAAACTGATACATCGAATTGATGTTAGATACATAAGCCGGATTGGTCCGGTTCGTCACAATGCTGGACAAACCGTTTGAATCAAGGCGGAATCGGAACACGCCGTCCGCTGTACCAATGTGTACATACGTATAGGCGTTGTGATTGTGGATGTGCATGCCTCGAGCAATGCCATCCAGCCGGTCTTGCAGCGCCCGGTATCCGCCAATCTTTCTAGGTAACCCACGCTGAAAACGGACCCACTGTCCGTCTACATAAAAGTTACCATCGAATTTCGTTCCGTCCCGCTTGATGCCCGGTTCAGAACGAACAATGACCGGCTGCAAAGGCATCAGTAAGTTCCGCCCTGAATCGGGTCAAGGCCGAGCGCAATCTGAGCGGCAGAGGTTGACGCAGCCGTGAATACCGCATTACCAATCGAGGTAGCCCCCAAGTTCGTCCGGGCTGCGCTAGCAGTCGTTGCACCAGTACCGCCTTGGCTTACCGCAACAGGAATACCAATCGTTGCCGTGTCAGCGTCTACAACGTCAGTTCCATCGCAGTACAAAATTGCCCGGCCCGCAGACGGGACGTTAACGCCAGGGCTTGGTTGCGCTGCCGTTCTCACGCCAAGCGTGTACGGACCAGACGTCTGGTTACTGATCCAGTACTGCTGAATCGTCGTCGGGACAACAATATCTCGATTACCCGTCAGGGTTCCCGTAAAGATGTACGCCGTTCGGTTCAGCTCGGAAATCGACAGCGTGTAGTTACCGCTTCCCGAAACGTCAATCTGCAACAGACTGAATGCGTATACAGCAGACTGTCCGAATCCAATCGTCCAGAACTGCACGCCGTTTGTAACTACCGTCGCACTGTCGCCGGGAGAAAGAACCAACGTCGTCCCGTCGTTAATTAACTCTCCACTGTTTGGGTCAAGAGTCAAATCACCCGTGCCGCCGTTGCGGATGTTTACAAACCAATCGTTCCCCAGCGACACCACCGGGTCAAACGACAGCGTGCCGGCGCCGCCGGTCCACACCAGCGCCTTGGCGCGGTCACTCGTGCCAGCCGTGTAGTTGCTGTTAAACGTGCTAACAGGCGCTGACTGGTTAAGCGTCGTCGCAATTGCCTTGATACCAAGCCCGGCCAGCGAGGCGGCGTTCGTTGCAGAAACCGATGCCCCGTATTGGAATGAGCGCCAAGTACCTCCTGCGGTGCTATTACCGGTCAGGTAAATCTGGAACGTCGTGCTCGATTGCGGAGCACAAATCAACGTGCCAGAGTTTGTGTTAACGCTGAACGTGTTTGACCCGACGTTGTTAAACAACACCGTAAGACCAGTACTGGCCTCGGTCGCATCCGGCATCGTAATGACAAGACTGGTCGTCGTCGCATTAACGTCCATGATGGACGCTACGACGTTCGCGCTAGGCGCTGCCTCTAAAGGCCAGTCAAGCGCCTGGTCGATAGTGAGCGACACATACCGATACGAAACGTCGCTCGGGTATACGTTTGTGCCGCCAAAAGTTTGAACATAGGTCGTCATGCCTTATGCCTCCCGGCGATTAGTAGACCGGTCAACAATCTTCTGCAAGTCCTCGCCGTTCAGTGCAGCAAGAGCGCGGTCGTAGTAAGACTGCCAAAGCTGTACGCGCTCGTCGTCCTTGATGAACGGAGTTGCTTCAACCAGCGACCCATACAGCAACAGATTTGGCGCGTATTCAGACAGCCAGTTGGTTTGATTCGTGTCATCAAGCAACGGCGGAAGCTGATAATAAATGACTTCCATCGGATAGTCTGCACCCGGAGTCGGAGCAAATATCCAGTGCTTGTAGTCGTAGTCCGCATAAAACTTAGGCTGATCAGTCTGTGTTTCATTGGGCCAGTACTGTCGGATGTATTCATACGATCTTACAAAGACCGGGGTATGAACATTGTTCCCGCTGCCAGTGCCGATGTTAATGCTGATCGTATCGCGCCAGCGATCCGGCTTTGCGTAGACCGCCACCCCAGATTGCATCGTCGTATTAACGACGGTCTGGAATCCCTGGATCTTCAGTTCACGGGAAATCCGCCGCTCAGCAAGCGTGATCAGCCGGGGGATCTGCTCGTAGACAATTGGGTCCGTCGCGCCACCACGCTCGAGGTAGTTGCGGATGTCCGCCTGCAAGCTTGTGAAAGTCATTGATGCTGGCATGGTTACACCGTGCGTTGAAAGTGCGGTACGTCCTTAAACGACTTCCAGAACCCGCCCCATTGGTTTTTGGGGTGCAATGACTCCCAATATTTACCAACCGGGGTCAGTTCCTTAATATCGTAGGTCAACTTGCCGTCTTTGAAGAAATTAAGGTCGATGGCGCATCGCTTCAAATGGATGCTGTTCATCGTCTTGCTGCGACCCGACTTGACGTAAATCTGCTGCTGTTCGACCGTGCGGGCTAATTCACCGCCCGTCACCACAAAGCCTTGCTCCGTGGCGTATTGAATCAACTTGCAGACATCCAGCAAGAAGGCGGCTTGTTCGGCTACGAGGCTCATTTCATCGCCTCCTTAAGCTGCTCGCCCTTGTCCTTGGAACCTTGGCTAGACCCAAAGTAATACGACACCACTTGCGTACTGATGGCCGACAGTACCCCAAGGACGTAGATGAGAATGTCCTTGCGGGATGCCTCGACCGGGTTGTTGTCAAACATGACCACGCCAAACAGCGTGAAGGTCATTGTTAGAAGGCCCAGCGCAAGGATAGGAGTGACGATCTTGTTGAGCAGCGGAGCGTCCTTGCTCGTGGCAATGGCAGTTTCGCGGTCACGAGCCGAGTCAACGTCCTTGAGGCGTAACTCCAACTCGGCAAGATCGAGTTTGTCCTCCTCGATACGAAGCCGCATGAGTTCTTCCTCATGCTCCATGGCCGCGATCTGCACTTTCGCCAGATCTTCACTAGACATGTCAGGCTTGAGTTCTACTCCCAACTTGTCTTCCACAACCTTCTTACCCTTTGCCAGCACAGCATTGGCCACTAGGCCAAGGCCATTAGCCAGCAGGGGCTTGAGGATAGGGGCTAACGCGGCAGGAATCATTTGTCGGCCTTTGTCTCAAGCCGGTCGAAGATCTTGCCTAGCATCTCTTTAATCTCGGTAATATCACGCTGATAGGCAGCCTGGGTTACATAAACGTGTGGCATATCACGCACATCGTTATCCAGACGTTCAATAGCTCGGCTGATGCTGCTTAACATCCACCCGCCGAAGAACGCAGCCACTCCCACGACAATGTTAAACAGCACTTGGATGTCCATTACTTCATCTCGTACCAATTGTTAACGACAACGTACAGATACACGCAGCAGGCCAGCGCCGTGATCCAGTAAACGTCCACATACCACAACGCCCACACCGCCAGTAACTTTAAAGTTACCATCACAACGATAGGGTCAAACTGCTCAAACAACTTGGCGAGTACCGGGTTCAGTTCCCGCCCGCCTTGCTTCAGCACTGTGTGCGTGGTGTAGATGTCGGCTGCGTTCAGCAGCACAAACACGATCAGCCAGCCGGTGTTCACTTGTCTTTCTCGGGCTTCGGTAGATGCGGCTCCACTTGCGCCTTCAGTTTCTGCCACAGCGGCCCTGCGCCTTGACTAGTCTGGAGGCTACCCAACAGGTTCACGATGGCGACGGCCTCTTCGATAGACACTTTCAGTTCGACTTCCACGATTTAGGCTCCTTTCAATGCCGATACTTCGGCTTTCAGTTCGTTAATCATTGCTTGCTGTTCTTGGATGGCCTTGACCAACACAGGGATTAGTTCCGAATACCGGACATTCAAGTAATCCGTTTCGTCATCTGGACGCTTTGAACTGTCAATAACTTCGTCAATAACTCCAACAAGGTCTTGGGCAATAACACCAATCTTCTTTTTAGATTTTGGAGAGTCAACGTCTTTTAGTCGGTACTTGACCGTTCGGATATTTGCTAAAGATTCAATTGCGTTTGTTACAGGCTCAATGTCGTATTTCAGTCTTTCGTCAGAGAACGTCCCCCACGATGTCCCGCCAGCAGCCAATTCAACACCAGCGGTTTCTGCGCTTGAGTAAACACGCAAACTTCTTGATCCGCTATTTTGACCTATGTAATAAGCAGTAGCATCAAGCCAGTGATAGCCAGAATATCCGTTTCCTTCAATTCTTACGTGCGGGGCGGCTTCTGTTTGATCTGAAGCCTTTGATACCAAAAGCCTTGCATCGCCTGTTGAATTGCCAATGTAAAAATCCCCCCCGCTCGTGATGCGGGCGCGTTCGGTCATACTTCCGCCGCCTGAACTATTGCGGAATATCAATTGCCCGCTATACGACGCTCCTGCTACTGAATCAAAATACGAATTAACGTATGGAAACGCATATTCCGTTAACAGTCTGGTTGCATAGGAAGTGCCAGAACCTGCCGAAACAAACAGGTCACCGTTTTGTAATTCAAAATCCCCCCCGCTCGTGATGCGGGCGCGTTCGGCAAATGTGCCGCTGCTGTTTGTTGTTGCAAACGACATTGAACCTTCTTGGTTAGAAGATCCGTTGATTAAATCAATCTGGGCCGATGGACTTGTTGAAGTCCCATAACACATGCGCCACGCAGCGCCCCTAGCGCCGCTACTAGTTCCGGTGTTGCGAGTGATGATTACTTGTTCACCACTACCTAAAGTGCCACCGCTGTTGACTGAAGAAGCTTCTAGTTTTGCCCCCGGTGAAGTCACCCCAATACCAAAATCCCCCCCGCTCGTGATGCGGGCGCGTTCGGTGTTGTTGGTGCCGAAAATAAAAGCAGTATTACTAACCGTTTTTAACGTGCCGCCGTTACCGTCAAAAAACAACTGACCAATAGTTGTATCGGCTTGGCAAAACTGAACCACGCCGCCGTTGGTTGCGTTGTTAAGCGTGAAGGTAGCGTAGCCAGCATTATTTTTTGGGGAGGTTGTTCCAAGACCCAAATCTACGTTAGAAGTGCCTTGCAGCGTCATCGCCTGCGTGAACGAGATGGTGTTGCCTGCGGTGCCGGAGGGGGCGGTGCGCCAGATATGCTGGCCGCTTGCTTGGTAGTAAGAAGTGGCGTTCCCGTTGGCGATATAACGCTCATTTGTTCCATTAAAGAACGAGTTGTACTGAACACCAGCACTGCTGGCATCCGCATACAGCGAACCGTTTAGAACTTGCACGGCTTTTTGTGCTGCACCAAACGCACTCGGCGTGACGCCCAAGCCGAGGTTGCCGGAGGAGTCGAGCGTGGCTTTGGTGGTTCCAGAAGTGCCAAACAAAAACGAATTGGAACTATGGTTGTATTGGACGTACCCACTGTAGGGGTCAGAACCCGTTGTTCCATCGCCAAACGCTAAGGTTCCTGCGTCAGTAGTTCCTGTGTAAATGGTGAGTCCAGACGCGCCAGAGCCTCCTCCAATTACCAGTTTATTTGCGCCAGACCAAAGCGACCCCGGCGAACTCGTCCCGATGCCAAGGTCTCCACCCGCAGTTAACCGCATTTTTTCCGTGTTGTTATTATTCCTAAACGACATCCATCCATCGCCATAAACGGCAGCAGCAATAGATGCTTTTGCAACGCCAGAAGATGCGAACTCAATAGATGAAACGGTTGTTCCGCTTGTATCGTCATTGCTTATAGTAATTAACGCAGCCTCTCCTGCCGCGCTAGTTCTTGCGTCAATCCTCTTTGACGGGCTGTTAGTGCCAATACCAAGGTTTGTGCCGTTGAATACCAACGCACTCCCACTCGTCGCCACCTTGCTGCCGTCCAGATACAGCACGCCGTTGGCTGTGCCGCCGGAGAGGGTGAGGTTGTTGCTGATGGTGAGACTTCCAATCCGCGCAATCGTCAGCGAAGCATCCGCGCAAGTTAAGCTCGACGGGTTGGTACCGACCTCAATGATCGCGCTGCTGCTGTTTATCGAGAACAGGCGCTTGTCGGCAGTGTTAACTGCCATCTCCGCTCCGCCCGCAGCATTCGTCAGATTTGCCGTGGTGGGGACTGCACCAGGAGTGTCACTCTTTTTGATCAGAATAGTCGTCATAGTCTTTTACTCCAACGGCACATCAGGGCGCACAAACGGCAAAGTAATTCGCTCTGTCTGACGCGCAGGAAGACGGTAAGGGTCCAGTTGGTCAGTACACTCTATGCAAACCCTCAAACCAGGCGCATTTGGGTCTGGACCAAGAGCCCCTAAAGGATACTTAATTTTGCAACGATCACAACAGCCAATAGCTGCATACGTCAGCCCACGAGTGTCGAGAAACAATCCCATACTTACCTCGTGTAACAATTAATGGACGGGGCCCAGTAAATCGGCGAATTATCGCGCTCTTCGCTCTCCGCTTCCGCCAAAGCCTTCGCAGCCTTCGTATCCAGAATCGGCATCAACTGCGAATCAACTTCCGGAGTTTCCTCCGCCAGCTTCGCAGCCAGAAGCGCAACAATCGCGTCAAACCAACGCTGCGGAATGTCCAGTTCTTGGGTCATCGACCCAACGTCTTGGATGTACCGGTGCCGCCACAAAACAATCTGCTGCGTCGTCGCAGCCAAATTAGGAACCGGCCACAGACGCATCACCGGCTGGTCGATCTGTCGATCAAACCAGAACTGCAAAGGTCGGCCAAGGAAGTATTTGTTGGGCAGCGCCGTATAGTCATCGCGATTCAATCGCGCTATAGGGATTTCTGTAGGCGTGTTCCCAAAATATACGTCCGAGACCGAAAGCGTACCGCTCGTAGCGCGAACGCGGAAATACACGTTCGTCGTCGTAGCGTCAAAGTCTACCCACAACCACTCGCCAGCGCCCTGCGTCGGAGCAGTCGTGTCTTGTTCAGTCGCAACCGCGCTCCAACTTACGCCGTCCGCAGATTGCTCCACCACAAACGGAACAGCAGCGGCGCTCCACAATACACCCACAGTCGTCGCCGTAGCGCCGCCAGCAACGTATACCTGAAACTCCGTCGCCGTCGAAGTCTCCACGCCAGAGACCTGAGCCAACGTGCGCAAGTTGGTATTCAAAACGTCAACCGTCCCAAGAGGCAGCGTCACAGCGCCGTTCCCCTCGTACAACGGCATGATTAGTTTCTCAATACACCACAGCTGAACGCCACGGTTGGCAAGGTTACTCAGAACAAGGTAAAGCTGATCGTTCGCAACATCAATCATCTCTGAGGTGATCTGTTGCGCACCCAGCCGACAACGCCTGTAGGCATGGTCAATGACCTGCCTAGTCGTAAATTGAGTTGTCGATACCGTTCCGGAAGTTGCCATTAGGGTCCCTCTTGCGCAGTGGCCCGCCGTATCAAGCAGACCCCAATGACTGGACGGAGGCTATTTTAGCACTTTCCGCCGCCATACATGGGCTTTCGACCGTACGACGGAACCCCGCCATTGCGAAGCTTGGTCAGCGGCTTGCCGGGGTGCATCGACTTCTCGTGCTTATGCACAGCCTTGCGCACCACCGCCTTGTCCATCTTGACATCTTCGTGCTTGGCCATCCCGCCCTTCGCCTTCATGTCAAGGCTGAGGCCAGGCGCGTACTTCTCAGCACGCTCCATGGCTTCTCGAGCAAGACGCTCGCGACGGTCCTGCCGGCCCAGTTCCCGCGCCTTTTTGGGGCTACCGCGATACGGACCCTTCTTGTCGCCGTACGCGCTAACAGCGCCGCCCTCGGCGTACGCAGCCCCCTTGGAAAGTCGCGAGCGAGCCTGAGCCGTATCCCTCAGGCGCTTCACCCGCTTGGCGGCTTCCGCCGCTGCGGCAGCGTCACGCTCGCGCTGAGCCAGCGTCATACCGCGCACCCCCACTTCGCCAGTGCGACCCATCGAAGCAGCCCCTCGCGCAGCACGCACAGCACGCGCAACCGGAATCATTGACAGCGCCCCCGCCACGCCAGTCTTCAGAGCCTCCTTCTTCTGCTCCGGAGACAGGCTGGAAAGCGCCTCGCGAGTCTCACCGTACACGCCAGAATAACGCGGGCGCTCGGACTTCTCGCTCTTCGCCTCAGCCACGCGGCGCGGACCCTGCCGGCTGGACGGACCACCCTTTGAACCGGGCTCGCCAGCGACACGCTCCTTTGCCTCTTCCCGAGGCTTCACCTCTTCCTTCAGTTTGGTCGTGTATCGCTCACCCCGCCAAGAGAATTCTTTCTGCCCCGCGTTACGCGCCCGGCGGAAAGCCTCCTTGAAGCTCTCAGACTTCATCTCAGGCGGCGACTCTTGGTACCCGCCCTCGGCCTTCTTCACAACCTTCTGGCCGGCCTTACGCGCCTCAGACAGCGCAATCGCAACAGCCTGCTTGCGGCTCTTTACAACCGGGCCCTTTTTGCTGCCCGAGTGCAGCTCACCCCGCTTGTACTCGCCCATCACCTTCTCAACCTTGCCGCCCTTGGCGTACCGCTGGACGTTAGGATTTCCAAGCTGTGAAAAATCAAAGTCCTTTACGTACTTAACGCCCATTTAGATACCCTCGCGGCTTAGCCGCAAACAGTTTGATCCGGATCATCAACAAGTTTAAGTTTGCCTTAATGACTAACAAATTAATAGATACCCTGTCCCAAAATCCCAGCCCGCCACTCATCAGCAATCCCACTTTCTCAAAGACAACGCCTTGCGAGTGGGCCGGCCCTTCTCGTCCTTCATCGGACCCGGCATCCCAGACATCCGCGCACAGAACGACTTCCGGCGTGCCGCTGCCTTGGGAGACTTCTTCGCCTGCCCGGCACTAACCGGCGGCTTCAGATTCATCCCCTCGCGCTTTGCACTCCGTCGCCCGGCCTCGTTCAAGCCGCCAGATTTAGACTTGCCTTCAGATCTTTGCCATGCTGGAGTTTTATAAGCCATTTTTACTTACAACCGCTTTACATAAGTTTAAAAAATCACTCATTGAAAGAGCGCTTTTTGCAACATTAACAGCTCGGCAAACAAGTTGAACATTGCCAACCACATAGCCTTTTGAAGAATCAATTCTGTCAATACTGCAGTTTGTTTGAACAACACCATTGGCCAGTTCCATCGTCATTGGCCATCCAGTAATTGCGCAATTTCCACCTTGAATGTTCCAAATAACTTCAAGAGCATCAAGAGAAATTACTTCTTCATTTAATCTGCGCTGATTGGCTTTTGAGCGCAAGTACGCCAAATAACTTCTAGCAGTTTTTGTTCGTTTAAAAGCAACATAATGGAGCTTTTCTTTACCCCATGTCTTTTTGTGATAAGACGCTTGCTTTTCCTTTATACAGCTTTTGCACCAACTTGCGTATTGAACACTGCCATCGGTTTTTTTCCCGCTAGTATAAAAGCAAGAAATTGGCTGTTCTTTTTTGCAATGACTGCATGTTTTCTCAACTGCAATCTTCACAGACCCACCCTCTTGGCAGAGATGCGAACAGACGGAATAGACGGAATTGCAGGCGGTCCAACCACGGCAGCTTCATAGTTGGCAATCACCAGCGAGCTTTCAAAATTAGCCACGCACTGAATGTAGCTGCTAATCGAGAAGCTTTCGATGCCAGAGATAGACAACAATGCAGCACCGCCATCTGCTGCTTTAGCAACAGTGACTTTTGAAGCAGAACCTACGATGTCATTACCGTCTTTGCGAAACCAAACGGTTACGTCGTGATCAGCACTATCAGTGTTAGAAAACTGAATCGCTGCGTTGATCTCGTAGATACCCGCTGTTGCAAAGGTAATGTTGGTGCTGCTAACTAACGTCACGCCAGCGTTAAAGTCAGCCGAAGCATCCAAACTCAAAACTGAGTTGACGTTGGCGCTGTACTGCTGATCACGATTTGACGAGAAGAATCCGTACACCTTGCCAGTAACAGCCGTGTACGGAATCGAACCCGCCGTAACCGTAATCGAATCAAACGATCCTGTTGCGTTGCTAACAGCGAGTGACTGTCCCACAAACGTCTGGATCTGCGTAGCCGACGCCTTCACCGAAGTCGAGGACTGCACGCACTCAAACAACTCAGTGCCACCAAGGGCGGTTGCGGCTGAAAGGTCGGTGATCTTTACGTTAGCCATGTCACACCTTATTTAAGGGCCAAGAAGTTCGGCGTAGTCAAAGCATTACTGGGCAGGCTCATCAACTTCGCCGACTCGGTTGGGGTCAGCGCAGAACCTCCCGTAGTTATAACATAAACCTTATCAGCGTAAAGCGTGATGGAGCCGCCGCCCGTGGTAGAGGCCACAACTGGAGAAGTCCCGTCGTCGCGGTACAACCGCAAATTGCCCACGAACTGCACCCCAGTCGATGCAGCGTTGTCGA